AAAGAAGCCATACTCTTCGAGGTACCAAGTTTACTATGGAACATAAACAAACCTAAAACTCAAGAAATATGGAAAATTTGAAATTGACTCATGAAGAACTAAGAATACTTAAGTTGAATGGGATTCTTCCACAATCTATTGCTAAGCTAGTTAAGTCTAAAGTTATCCGATTAGCTTTCAAGTTAGGAAGTAGAATTTCAATGAGAGAATCTGAAAAATGTTATTTCATTGGAATTACTCTACCAAAATCCGAGAACTTAGACCTGGATTTATTTGAAGAACTGAAGAACAATGCTAATGAACTCAAAGAAATCATTCAAAAGTCTAAATTATGAAGAAACTTAAAGTTGCCATGATAGTCCTTTTACTAGGATTTACTATTTACCTTTGCTTCAGGAATTACAAACTTTCTCGAGAGGTTGATTCCCTGGAACTAGCGGTCAATGAAATCCCAGATACAGTATACACAGAGAAACCTTTCAAACCAGAGAAGAAGTACTCAGAAAAAGTTGAACCAGGTAAAATCTTAGTTCATGATAATAAGCAGCCAACTCTCTTTCCTGATTCCATGCTAAGGCAGCCAGTTATCAGTAACCAAGATTCCCTGGTTCAAATTGTTTTGAAGAAAGATAAGTTGAACTTAAGTCTGTTCAATAAGGAGACTAACACTTATTCAACTAGACTATTCCCAATCGACTTAGATAAGTACAACTACAACTGGTATGAAGGTCAATTAACTCGAAAGAAAGTTGCAAGGTTATCACTTAGCCCATACGTCTATGGCAAATACAGACCTTTCAATAATCTCTTCGATATGGGAGCTGGTCTTTCAATCAAGACTAAGAGATTTAATTACAAACTCGGAGTCAATACCTTTTACTATCCGAAGATAAAATCAGGGATGGGTACTGACATCGAATTTCAAATAACGTATAACTTTTAAGTAATGGCAAAGACTATCTCAGAAACTAGAACTACATTAACTCGGGAGGAGCTATCAAACCTATCCCGAGTTTCTAGTGATGTTTTCTTTTTTAGCCTTTTTTGCTATGTGATACATCCAGTAAGAGGAAAGGTAAGATTTGATTTATACCCATTTCAGAAATCAGTTCTCTACAATTTCATTGCCCAACGATTCAATATCATTCTCAAATTCCGTCAGGCAGGAATTACAGAACTTATTTCTATGTACTGTCTTTGGTTGGCGATGTACCATCCCAACAAAAAGATAAACATTATCTCTATCAAAGACACAACTGCTAAGAAGGTGCTTAAGAAGATTAAGTTCATGTACAAGAATCTTCCATGGTACCTTCAAACTCCCATAATCAATGGTAGAGCTGGTGAATATGGCTCTGCTTCCATGATAGAATTTGATAATGGGTCATTTATTGAATCAATTCCGACATCATCCGAAGCCGGTCGTTCGGAATCCCTTTCTCTTCTGGTAATTGACGAGGCAGCAGTAGTAAGATGGGCTGCTCAAATTTGGGCTGCTGCATTCCCTACTCTTTCCACTGGTGGAGCTGCCATCGTCAATTCCACTCCCTATGGAGTTGGTAATTTCTATCACTCAACTTGGGTAGATGCCATTGCAGGAGGTAATCCTTTTAACCCAATTCGATTATACTGGCAAATGCACCCAGAACGAGATATCAATTGGTATAACCAAATGTCTTCTGCTTTGGGAGCAAAACGAACTGCACAAGAAATTGATGGTGACTTCTTATCATCTGGTAATACAGTCTTCGACTTAGCGGATATTAAAGCTATCGAAGACTGCCTTAGTGATTACCCAGTTATTAAGAAGAGATTTAATGGTCAATACCGACAATTCTGTGAACCGGACCCAAATAAGGAATATTTCATTGGTGCAGACGTTTCAACTGGTAGAGCTTCTGACTACTCTTCATTTACTTGTATGGATAAGCTAGGAGAAGAACAAGTAGTATATAAGGGAAGAATGGCAGTGGGAGCTTATGCTAAGTTACTTGGTGATACTGGGAAGTTGTTTAACTGGGCAGTAATAGCTCCAGAATCCAATGACGTTGGTTTATCAGTAACTTCTAAGCTTCAAGACGAAGGCTACCCTAACCTTTACTACTACCAGAAGATGCTAAAGAAAAAAGGTAAAAGTAGACCTGAAATGGATAAATCCCCTGGTTGGTTAACCACCCAAAAGAATCGTTCAGTGATAATAGAAAACTTGGAAGAAGATATTCGATTAGATAACGTAATCATTAAGGACCCATTCTTTGTACAAGAAGCTTATACCTTCATTTATGATGGTTTAGGTAGACCTGTTGCAATGGGTAAACATAGGGCTAACAATTCAGCTGTAGATGTAGACCTTGAAGGAGATGTATATGCCGATGATGATATCTTTGGAAAAGCAATATGTAATCACATAAGGAAAGGAAAAACTAACGTAATCGTACAACCAAGATGAAAAAGTACTTCAATTTTAGTTGGGGTTGGGGACGTAAGAAGGACCCTCCCAAGAATGGTACATCCTCTAATAAAGAGGAGAAGCCTGCCACATCGATTTCGCCTGGTAGGGTTTCAGTTGACGATGATAGCGATAACTTAATTACATCATTACAAGGGTTGACTAAATTAGTTGAACCCTCTTTTCGTGTTGATGTGATACCTTTAATTCGGGATTTATATAAGGTAAATCCTGATATGGGCATTGCATTGCAAGATATGTTTAAGTTAGCTAACACCAGTCATACAGTAACTTTCCCTAATAATACCGATGAAGAGGCTTCAAAGATGAGAGAACATCTTAAGAAAGCCACCAAGGGATGGACCAGATATACTGCTGGTATAGATGGTTTAGTTAATAAAATGATTGTTCAACTTCTTGTAAGTGGGGCAATATCCGTAGAAGGAGTACCAAATGATAAGCTTGATGGTTTGGCTACTGTATTATTCCTTAAGCCAGAACACATCAAGTTTAAACGTGAATTAAATGGGGTGTATGCTCCTTACCAAAAGAATATGAATTTCTTTGTTAAGCAACAAGATTACATTAAGCTTAACCCAGAAACCTATTTCTATGTTGGTATGTTCAATGATACCGATGAACCTTATGGAGTTCCTCCATTTATGCCTGCATTGGATTCTCTCAAAGGACAAAATGATATGAAGATTAACTTCAAACATATCATGGAGATTTGTGGTATGGTTGGTTTCTTAGAAGCTAAGATGCAGAAATCTCCACAAAGACCAAATGAGAGTATAAAAGCTTATGAATCCCGATTATACCATGAACTTAATATCCTTAAACGTAATGTTAAAGAGGGTATGAAGGATGGAGTAGTTGCTGGTTACATAGATGACCATGAATTCAAACTAAATTCTACTACTAAGGAGCTCGGTAATATCGAGAAGCCTTGGAATATGAACCAACAATCTGTAGCAAATGGGTTGGGAGTTAATGGCTCTATCATTGGGGTATCATCTACTACTGGTGAAGGTGCAACTGGTATAATGCTGTCTAAGATGATTAGCCAGTTAAAAAATATCCAAATGCTGGTAGCTTATGTATTGGACCGACTTTATTCTCTAGAACTGCGTCTGGCAGGCTTTAATAATAAGGGAATGAAGATTGATTGGGGAACTTCTACAGTTTCTGATGAAGTTAAAATCCAACAAGGTCTTCAGTATAAGATACAGAACCTTGACTTATTGTATAAGGCTGGTATCATTAGTCAAGAGCAATATGCTTGGGCAATGGGTTACGATTCACCAGATGAGAAAGAACCAAGAGTTTCACTTGAGGACCAATTTGCTAAGGGAGGTAATACAGACCCCCAAGAAGGAACTAAGAAGAAACAAAGGCAAGATGATAAAAACCAATCTGCTCGTAGGTCAAGAGATAAGAATAACCCGGCTCCTTCTCGAGGAGACCAAAATACTAAAGCAAGATGAGTAAATTTACAAAGAAAAACAAAGAGCATCTTGATTCTATGGTGATAGGTCAAGGCCATACCATTATGGCTGGGTATATCCCAGAAGCAGTGGGAGCCAAGGCTTTCTCAGAGAATTATTATAAATGGAAAAATCCTACACCGGATTCCATTGCTCAATTTGGGTTTTGGGGAGGGGATATAGATTATAATACTTACTATCCCAACCTAGACAAATCGGAACTAACTCCTAAGGATGAAGAGTTTATCGAACCAATGTTCAGATTACTTTCAGAAACGATTGTATCTAAGAATTGGAACCCGACAGACTTTGGTCAGAATGGAGTACTAAAGGCTTCTATGAAGATGTTGCTTGGTCAAACAGTAAACTGTGACCATGAAACCAACATCGGTAATGCTATTGGTGCTGTATCACAAGTAATGTGGCAGGAATCCTATAAAGACGGTAGCTTTACTATACCCGCTGGTATCAACGGTATTCTGAAAATCGATGGTAAGGCAAACCCAAGAATTGCTAGAGGCATCCTTATGGAACCTCCTTCAATTCATAGTAATTCAGTTACTGTACAATTTAAGTGGGATAAATCCCATCCCCAAATGGAAGATAACGAATTTTATCAGAAACTGGGTACTTATGACTCTAAGGGAGTTATGGTACGTAGAATTGTTACTGAAATTGTTCGTTACCTTGAGACCTCACTAGTTTCACATGGTGCTGATTCATTTGCCCAGAAAATTGGTTCGGATGGTAAAATCATTAACCCAACCTTTGCCAAAAGAACTTGGGCATCTTATGAAGAATACAGAGATGATAAATCGAAGCAATACTTCTTTACTGATTATAAATCAGATTTAACATCATATCAAGAAAAGGACGATACTCAGGGTTCTTTTAATGATAATGATGCCAAGGATAATCATTCAAATAAAAATAACATGAACGAAGAATTACTAAAATTTCTTGAAAGCCTTTTCGGGGATAATATGCTTACCCTGGAAGAAGGTAAAGAGATGAATCAGGAAAATGTAATTGCCTGCATTCAGACTTTGGTATCATCCAGAAACGAATTGCAAACTTCGGTAGATAATCTTACTACAGAGAAAACTTCTCTTACGGAACAGATTACCAACTTGAATGCCGAAGTAGCTAACTTGAAGGAAATGGCAACCGTAGGAAAGAATCACATTGCTTCTCTACGTGAAAATGCCGTAGAAACCTACAAGAAGTTGATGGGTGATAAGGTAGATGAGACAATCGTTACGATGCTCAATGCCGAGACTACTGGTATTACTACTCTTATTTCCTTGACCAAGGATTACCAAGCTCGCTTGGAAGAGAAGTTCCCTCTCACTTGCTCAAAATGTGGTTCTAAGGACGTCAACCGTGCTTCCTCAATTGCTGAGGATGATACCGAGGGTAAAACTGGAACCCAGGGTACTGATACCCAACGGAATTCAGAATCTCCGAGTACTAAGAATGTAATCGATAACTTGTATCGAAACAAAATCAAATAACTAATATAAATAATCCGCGTTATGGAAAAAACTAAAATCGTAAACGACCCTCAGCAACTTACTCTCTTTGGGGAAAGAACCCCGAGAGCGGTGATTTACAAAAGTGAGTCACACAAATTGCACCAGGCTTTCAATGTTAAAGCTGGAGAGAAAATCGTACAGGGTATGCCAGTGGCTTTGAATGAAGAAGGTTTGATTTACCCTTGCACTGATACAGCTACTCAAGTTTATTTGGGTGTAGCAGTAACGGATAACGTTAACCCTGCTTATCAACCTCAAAGAAATTTCCCGGTAGAGGTAACAGTAGCTATGGAAGGTTACATGATTTGTAACTGGGTATCAAACGAAAATATCGAAGCTGGCTATGTAACTCCCGATGGAAAATTGCTTAACGATAGATTCGTAAAAGCTAACCAAGCAACTTCAACCCAATTCATTGCCCTTAATCCAGCAGAAGAGGCAAATGAGGTAATTCAAGTACTCATCAAATAAGAGAAAAGAAGTTATGGAAAATAAAATAGATATTACAAAGTTGAAGGCTCAGGATTTTATGAATGAGCTGCCGGAAATGGTAAGAAGCTTGGAAGCTGTTCGTTCCGGTTCACAGGACAAGAAGCCTGTAGAGGTAACTTTTGGAGAATTGGTTACCGGTAAATGGGGTATTTCAGAAGATGAACTTTTTGAAAAGATGGGCATCAATCCAAAAGTGGACACGATGCAGAACATCTTTACAATGCCTCAACAGAATATTCGTTGGATTGTTCCGGAAATCATTCGTGCTGCTATCACATTGGGTATGCGCCAGGCTCCGTTCTATCCAAATATCATTGCATCTGACCAACCAATCAATGGTTTACAAGCAATCATGCCGATGGTTAACATGTCGGATGCTGCCCCTGCAAAGGTTAATGAGGCAGAAACTATCCCATTGGGTGATGTTAGCTTCGGACAGAAATCAGTTAGCCTCTTCAAAATCGGAAAAGGTTTCAAACTTACTGATGAAGTTCGTAACTATGTTTCGCTCGATGTCTTGGGAATCTACCTTCGTGATTTTGGTGTTCAGTTGGGTTATGCTCTGGATACTCTGGCTATGGACGTTGCTATCAATGGTAACAACCCTGATGGCTCTGAGTCTGCCCCGGTAATCGGTGTATACGAAACAACTAATGGTATCACTTACAAAGACCTTCTGCATATTTGGGTACGTGCTGCTCGTATGGGACGTAACTTCCAAACTATGATTGGTGGTGAAGACCAGGCAATCGAAATGCTGAACTTGCCGGAATTCAAGGATCGTCACTCTGGTACTACAGAAGCTACCCTGAATGTTAAGTCTCCTGTTCCCAAGAATGCTGACTTCTACATTCACCCGGGTACACCCGACCAACAGTTGCTGTTGATTGATACATCTGCTGCCTTGATTAAGCTTACTGCTCGTCAGTTGATGCTTGAATCTGAAAGAATCGTTTCTAACCAGACTCAGGCAATCTATGCAAGCTTGACTACTGGCTTCTCTAAGATGTACCAGGATGCAACTCTGTTGCTGGCTGCTGACAAGAAGTTCTCAGAATTCGGTTTCCCCGAGTTCATGAACGTAGACCCATATTTGATGGTTAACCTAGAATAATAAGGGACGTCCGGTTTCATCTATATAAATTCCCTGAGAGGGTAGGTAACTAAAAAGACCTATCCTCTCTTTAATCATTTTTAAATCTTAGGAAATATGGCTAAAGATAAATATACAGTAACTGTGGGACCAAGAGCTTACAGTTTTCATGACCAATCAACTGGTATTACCGTTTGTAGAGGAGAAGACAAGGAACTCTCTCGTCGTCAATTCCGTGCACCAAAGATTCAGAAGGCAATTGCCTCTGGCCATCTGATTATCATTGCTGATAAATCAGAAATCGAAAAGTATTCAGAGGCCGACATCGAAAAGTTGGATAAGAGACTGAATGCTCAGTTCAAGAAAGGCATGACTCTTGAAAAACTTGCAAAGGGCTATTCCCTGGAAGAACTGAAACTGGTAGCAGGTCTTCATGAAATCGTTGCCGAGAAAGATGATACAGTAGAAACACTTATTCAGGCTTTGCTGGAAGAATTCGAATCCTCTTCTAAAGGGTAATATATGAAAATTACATAAGACAGACTAATATGAATAACAATCTGGACTTTTTGTACGTTACGTCGGGTCTGGAAGTTTCATTCAGAGTCATATCCAAAGTCCCGGCCAAATCCATTTTTGACTGGGACTTTGGCGATGATAAGGGAGAGGTTTTCAATGGTGGAAGACATGTTTCCTATTCTTATGAAACTCCCGGTTTCTATACAGTAAACCTACATGTAACCAACTCTAATGGTTTAGATATCACCGTAGATAAGACTCTGGTAGTTTGTGATTATGGTCATACGGCATTAGCAGATACAATATATAACTTAATCGACCACTATATTCCTTCGGAGATATCAGAGGGAATGACCAGGGAAGATAAATCTATCTACATCACCAAATGGCAATATTATATTGGTCCTCTAGTAAATCACCAAATTCCTGCAGATAAGTATACTGATGAATTATGGTATGAAGCACTAGAAAACCAATTAATAATGGAATTGGCAGCATGGGACTTTCTCAATGTGAAGATACTTAATCTATTAACAAGTACTTCAGAATACCTAAGTCAATTAACTTCTACCAAAGAACAAACTGGTGATGGTACTTCTAAACCCGAACTTGCCCGAGGTGATAGGATAAAACAAATCACTACTGGGCCTACTGAAGTGCAATATTATGATACCTTGGCAGATGCTACAAGTTCCCTATGGAAAACACTTTCTCAAGCAATGCAACCAGGTGGATTAATAGATGAATTAAGGAAGAACCTTTGTATGTTAGCTTCACGATTGGAAATCTACTTACCGTTCTGTGATGAAGTATTTAGAACCGTAGTCCCAAAAGTAGTTAACAGAAGGCAACCTGGAGTATTAGATGGGCCAAATCCAAGTGCTCCAGTGAAAGGTGGTAAGAAATCAATTCTAACTAAGTTATGACAAAAGAACCCTGGAGAATGGTAAAGAACCGCTCTTGGGATAGATACAAGAAAATTATCACTGACTTCTTAGATTGGGATGCTGGTAGGCAATCCATAACCTGGGCCAAACATGTTAATCAGCTTCTCAGTCATGCCGAAGACAGTATACCTAAATATTATAACATCCAAATCGAGGCATTATGTTACTACAATGCTTTCAGAAACTGGCCTATCAATAAGGCAACCGTCTCAGGAGAATTGGATGATGAAAACTTATCAATACTAATTTCTAAATCTTATATAGAACAAATCGGTTATCTTACACCGGAGGGTTATTGGGATTTTAATTGGGAACAAGATAGGTTTGTAATTAATGGTATAACGTATAAGCCTTCTGGAGATACTCAGACTGCTCAGGCAAAGGATGAGACTTTAGTTTTCATGATTATCCTAAAGAGAGACCGAGATACCAAAGTTGAATTTGTAGAATAAAAATAAAGTATATGGCAAAGATGTTAGTACTGAGGTGGACACCAATTACTACAAACAGTGGAATTTGGTTTGATAGTAATCTGGTTATCCTCAATGGTACCTCTGGAGTTCATATTGAAATGAAAGGTAATGGCAATGATGTAACGGCATTTCAATCGATGACCGGAAACAAATTTGTCACCTGCTTTCAAGATTACTTCGGGGATATCTGGGATAAAATAATACCTCATCCTGGTATAGGCCAGGTAATAAAGTTCCGTGTAAATAGGCTTCCTGATTATGCTTGCATACGGGGAGATATTGAGGACGGTGGAGATGTAGACCCCGAAAATCCGGATGTACCAATGAATGCCTTCTGTGGTTCAGAGGGAGAACCATTCAGGGATATCGATTCTGAATTCTTACTGGGTCGTCAACGTGCAATTAATCCTTAAATTTTATAAAATATGTATGTAAGTAAGTATTATACCTGCGAAGAAATAGACCAGCGATTATTACAGGGTTACTATGATGACTTTGTTAAAGCTGGCTTTGGAGGAACCATAAATGAGTTCTGGGCCTTCGTACTTTCTATCAAGAATAAGGTAGATAAGAAAGAAGGATACGACTTATCGAAAAATGATTTTACCGATGAGTTGAAGGCTAAACTTGATGGCATCGAAGAACATGCAAATTACATCACTAAAGTTTCTCAGCTTGAGAATGATTTGAAATATCAAACCGAGGAAGAAGTTAAACAGATGATTAGTGATTTGGTTGATGGTGCTGATGATGCCCTTGATACTCTTAAAGAGTTGGCAGAAGCATTGGGCAATGACCCCAACTTTGCAACTACCATCACTAATAAATTAACCGACCTTCGTACTGCTTTAACCGAAGAGGTTAATCGTGCTAAGGAAGCCGAAGCTGCTCTGGGTGCTGCAGTAGCTGCAGTTCAGGATAACCTAGAATATGGGTTAGACCAAATCAATAAGAAGATTGATACCGTTAAGGCAGACTTAAAAGCTGAAATCGACAGAGTTGAGAAGAAGGTAGATAAGAATGCTGAAGACATCAAAGACCTTGAAGATAAGGTAAATCAAGGTAATGGTGAACTTGAGAAAGAACTTAAGGACCTTATCCAAAAGGAAAAAGATGAACGTATTGCTGCCGATAATGAGATTAAGGAAAGTGTAAATGAACTTAAGACTCTACATATCAATGATAAGGCCGCACTCGAGGCAAAGATTGCCGAAGAAACTGCAAATCGTACAAATGCAGATACTGTACTGGATTCTAAGATTAACGAGGAAATCACTAATCGTCAGGCTGATACTTTAGCTCTTCAAGGTAAAATTGACCAAGAGAAGGTAGACCGTCATTCTGAGGACCAAGTTCTTCATAATGAAATCTCTAAAGAGGTAACAGACCGTACTAATGCAGACAATGCTCTTCAAGGTAAAATTGACCAAGAAGCTCAAGCACGTACTGCTGCAGACCAGATATTACAGAACAATATAGATTCAGAGGCTACTGCTCGTGCTGCTCAGGATTTAGTTCTCGAACATAAAATTGAGGATATAAAAGAGCAGGGTGTAGAAGACAAAGAACAATTACTTAATGCCATTGCTGCCGAGGCTGCTGCTAGAGAAAAAGGTGATAAAGACCTTGATGCTAAGAAGGTAGATAAACGTGAAGGTTATTCTTTGACTAAGAACGACTTTACCGATATCCTCAAAGCTAAACTTGATGGCATCGAAGAAAAGGCAAACTATATTACCCATCTCTCTCAGCTTATCAATGATGCCGGTTTCCAAACTGAAGAGGAAGTAAATGCGGCTATCCAAAAGATTATTGGTTCAGCACCTGAAGTACTTGATACTCTTAAGGAAATTGCTGATGCCCTTGGAAATGACCCCAACTTTGCAACTACTATCACTAGGAAGTTGGCTGCAATTACAGAACAGGTTAACCAAGAAATCGAAGACCGTATTGCAGGGGATGAGGCAAACAGTGCTGAAGTAGCTGATGAAGTTCAAGCTCGTAAGGATGCAGATACTGCCCTTGAAACTAAACTGAAAGAATACGTAGACAATAAGTCTGCTACTGGAGATGCTGCACTCGGAGTTGTAAGAGATAACCTTAATAAGGAAATCCAAGACCGTAAAGATGCCGATGCAGTAATTCAGGCTAACTTGGATAAGGAGATTGCCGAAAGAAAGACTGCTGATGAATCATATACTCAAAGTCTGGCTAACGTTAACCAGCGTATCTCAGACTTGGCTTTGAGTATGCAAGAGTCTATCAATACTTTGCGTAATGAGCTTACTGAGCAGGTAAATGCCAATACTACGGCAATCGCTACTAACCAACATAATATCGAAAGAAATTCAGAGGCAATCACAAACTTAACTAAGACTGTAGGGGATAACTACAAGGAAGTTAAGGATATGATTAACGAGGAAATAGTTGACCGTACCAATGCTGATAGTGCTTTGAGTTCTCGTATCGATACTCTCAATATTGACCTTAATACTGAGAGTGTAGAAAGAAAAGCTGCAGACCAAGTTCTTCAGGTAAATTTGGATAAAGAAGCAGCAGACCGTACTGCAGCCGATAAAGCCTTGAGTACTGAGTTTACGGCTAAATTGGATAATGCTAAGCAGGCTTTGGAATCTGAGGTAGCTAGCCTTAATACTAAGCTTGAACAAGAAAAGGAAAACCGTATTGCTGGTGATAATGCTTTGGGAGTTCGTATTGATTCTCTAGAGGCAGGTAATACCGATGCTATGAATGAATTAAAAGCAAAGGTAAATGCTAATACTACTGCTATTAATGCAGAGAAAGACCGAGCAATTGCCAAAGAGACTTCACTTGAGGCAAAGATTGATACCAACCTTCAGAACCATAAAGATGATATGGCGGGTATCAACCAAAATATACTTACCGAAAAGAATGACCGCTTAGCTGGTGATACTGAGTTGCAGAATAATATCGATAAGGAAGCTACAGAACGTGCTAACCAAGATACCCTTATTAATAATGCTATTGCTCAGGAAAAAGCAGATCGAATTGCTGCTGACCAAGCCTTAGATTCTAAGAAGGTAGATAAGGTAGACGGTAAGGTACTTTCTTCAAATGACTTTACTGATTTACTCTTTGCTAAGTTGGATGGCATTGAGGAACATGCTAACTATATCACAAAGGTATCTGAATTGTTGAATGATTCGGATTTCCAAAATTCTGAACAAGTAGAGGCAGCTATCCAAAAGATTATTGGCTCTGCTCCAGAGGTACTTGATACTTTGGCTGAGATTGCTAAGGCTCTCGGTGATGACCCTAACTTTGCAGCAACTATGACTGCTAAGCTTACTGAGTTGGAGAATAAGCTTGAAGCTGAAAAGAATCTGCGTGAACAAGGAGATAATACTCTGCAACAGACTTTCACTAACTTAAGTAATACTCTTACTACTACGGTAAATGAGTTGAGAACTTTCGTAACTGAAACTCGTACGGAGCTGTTAACTTCCTTGAATGCTACCAATGCTCTGGTAACTCAGAATGCTGCTAATATTCAACGTAATCTGGAATTGATTCAGGGTATTCAGGATAACATTAATGGTAACTATACTGCCATTACCGATTTGCTGAATAATGAAATCGCTGCTCGTAAGGCTGAGGATATTCGATTAGAAGCAAAGATTGACCAGAATAATTCTGACTTAAATACAGAGAGAGAGGAAAGAAAGGCCGCAGATAAAGTTCTCCAGGATAACATCGATGCAGAAGAAGCTGCCCGTATTGCTGCCGATACAGCTTTGGGTAAACGTATCGATAAAGAAATTCAGGACAGAACCGATGCTGATACTGCCTTAGATAATAAGTTCACTAACATTACCGATGACCATGAAGAAAGACTGGTAGCTGAAGAAGGTACTTCTGATGCTTTGCCTGATACCATGGTTACCGATGTTAGTGCTGTAACCCGAACAGGTACTCAGCTTTCTTTCAAAGTAAAGACTTCAACCAAGGATAAGGCAAATAACCAATATGGTGAAGAAGTAGAAGCTACCAAGAATTTACTTCCGGTAACTCAAACTCTTGCTGGAGTTATGTCTGCAGCAGACAAGGTTAAGTTAGATGGGTTAGACCCAAATTCTTTAACTGATCTCTCTGCAGCTTCTGATGCTAATAAGGTAACAGTAACCGTAACTAAGGATAACGGTTTGAATGCTGATACTACCGAAACTTTCGATTTGCCTCAGGTATCGGCTACTAAGGCTGGTACGATGACTGCGAAAGATAAGGTAGAATTGGATAGAATCTCTACTGCTAACTTTGCCCTTGGTGCAGTAACACCTAATGAAACCACAGTAGGTATAGCTGCAACTAAGACCGTAGTTGAAGATGGTACAGTAGAACAGAATCCTATTACATTGCCTGCCTCTACTGCAGAAAAGGCCGGTGTACAAACTGCAGCAGATAAGAAGCTGTTTGATTCTATACCAGATAATATTATTATCTTATCCGGTGATAAACCAGTTGAGGTAGGTCAACAAAGTAGTAATGTTACTTTAACTCATAATTTCTCTTCTAAAAAAGAAGAGGGTATTTATACTCATGAGCCTGAAGATTATAAGACTACTTATATCCCAGCAGCTACTACAGAGAAAGCCGGTGTAATGACCGCTCAAGATAAGGTTAATCTGGATGAGACATTACCCAATGCTATTGCTCAAGAGGTTCAGGACCGTAAAGATGCTATCGAAGCTTTGGACGGTAAATCAGAAGCCGCTCTTGCTCAAGAAGTAGCTGATAGAAAAGCTGCAGATACTGCTTTAGATACCAAGTTTACTAAAGCTGTAAACGATGAAGCAACTGCTCGTACTTCTGCTGATACTGCATTGGGTGCAAGGATTGATAAAGAGATTGCTGATAGAACTGCGGCAGATACTGCTCTTGAAACTAAGTTACAGAATAATATTAATACTCTAGAAGCTAAACATGATGCTTTCGTAGCAACTAAAGGTCAAGCTGGTGGATTTGCTCCATTGGATGAAAGTGGCTTAGTACCTGCTAACCATTTGCCTTCATATGTAGACGATGTACTTGAAGTATATGCTACCTATGATGTAAGCCCCACTGGAGGTCTTACTAATGTTCAATTGTATACGGATGCAGGTCACCAAACTCCCGTAGTTGGAGAATCTGGTAAGATTTATATAAATGTTGCCGATGATGAACCTCCATACCAATTCCGTTGGTCAGGTACTAAATTCGTAGACAGTAATACTTCGTCTCTTATCATTGGGGAAATCGCAGGTACTGCTTTCGAAGGTAGTAGAGGTAAGCATCTTGAGGATGTGGTATCTAGCATGCCTAAAAATTTAATTAGTAAGGTTTCAATAGTTAACAAAAATAAGCATAATGTTATTATCTTATGTAACTATTCTGCTACGGATGGTCAAGGGCATTACATTGATAAACCCGATGGGATGGTAATCCCTCTAACCCCAGCCACTACTCAAGAAGCTGGTCTGATGGATGCCGATAGTGTAATAAAGCTTAATCAAACCTTACCAGATGCTATTGAAGCTGAACAAGAGGCCCGTATTGCAAAAGATAATGCTCATGATAAGCTGATTAATAGTTTACCGAATGAAATAATGACGGTAATTAACTCTATTAATCCAGCTGCGGGTTATCTCATTCTAAAATATTTTAGATGGGTAAAGAATACTGAAGAAGGTTCATATGCTAGAGGTACTGATGTAGATGTTAATATCCCTGCAGCAACCAAAACTGCTGCTGGTGTAATGACTGCATCCGATAAGACTAACCTTGATAATACAGTACAAGGCCTGGCAAATGAGATTACCGATAGAACTAATGCTATCAATGCTCTTCGTACAGAATTAAAAACCTATATTGATAATCAAATCTCCGATACAGGTTCAGATGTAACTGCATTGGAAACTAAGGTAAATAACCATATTGCCAATAAATCTAATCCTCATACAGTTACTAAGGCTCAAGTTGGTTTGGGTAATGTTAACAATACATCGGATGCAGATAAACCAGTATCTACTGCTCAGGCTGCTGCTATTGCCGATGCTAAGGCTGCAGGTACTGCTGCTCAGACTTCTATCAATAGCCATGCAGGTAGAAAGGATAATCCTCATACAGTAACTAGAGCTCAATTGGGATTGGCAACTACTGACCAGGTAGTATTTGCTAAGACCACGGCTCCTTCTGGTTTCTTCAAAGAATCTTCAGATATTCGACTCAAATCTAATGTTAAAGATTTGAATCATACTCTGGAACAGATTTGTCAGATACCAACCAAGTCATTCGAAATGCTTGGTAAAGAGGACGAGGGAACTATTGCTCAGAACCTTGAGGGCTTAGGCTTTGGTAAATATGTGGAAGAAGTTCCAGTAGAGAAATCTACGGTACCTAATCCAGAGGAATTCGAAACCTTGGAAATCAACGGAGAAGAATACGTACTCGTAAAACAAGTTAAATACCACAAGATGTCAACCTTGGCAATCGAAGGTGTTAAACTTCTCTATGACGAAATCAAGGCTTTGAAGGCAGAGATTCAGGAACTTAAAAACAAATAACTTATGGGAGAGATAGCAACCTGGAGTGCTGTCAAAAGTAAAGTAGGCCTTGGTAAGGATGGTAATGACTGTCCTACCAAGGCTGAATTGTTAGCACTCTCCCCTACAGGAACAGGGGAAAATTATGTGGGGTTGGAACTATCCAATGCCGGTTCCTATGGAAATAACGAAACAGTAAAGTTAGAGGATATTCATAAGGTAACTTATAAGTATACATTTACAGCTATAAATACTTCCTTTACTTTTCCTGCCATAGGTGGAGAATCAACCCCTGCTAGAATAGGTTTAACTTCAACTAAACAAAAGTATTGGGATGGGGTAGCTCAAGGCTCTTCGGTAACAGTGGGTCATACCGGAACAACTTTACCAGATTGGTTAAAGGGGGCTACTGATACTATGGGGTTTATGGCTACCGAAAATTTAGCTCTATCTTCAAGAGCTCATACTAGAACTTATATTCAAGATGAATCTGGTAAAACCGTTTCTACTACCTTCACTCAATCAGCAGCTTCTCAATCTTGGAGTTATGGGTTTAGTGTAAATCCAACTTCTATGTCATTTGGGGCTACAGGAGGTACTAAAACCTTTACCGTTGCTTCATACAAGCAAGAATTAAGAAATGGCCATAATTATGGTAACCAAATTTCTTTAACTTATACTAGAGCTAATGGAGGAAGTATATCCGGTACCGGTACTTCAGTAACTATGGGTAATAATACTTCTACCAGTACTCGTAGTGGTACCGTAACTTTAACCCAAGCAGAAACCAATAAGAAAGTAACCATATCTTGTTCTCAATCTGCAGGTTATAAGACTTATAGTGAAATTACTGCAAGTGGTGGAGCTGTAACAGATATACCTGCAAGTGGAGGTACAAGAAGTTCATTTACTACTTTGCCAACTTATTCTCAGACTTGGGGATGGAATGGTTCTACAACTGGAGGAGGCACAATTACAAGCGGTGCTAGCATTAGTTATGGTACTGCAGTTAGTGCAGGTTCTTTGGGAACTACGGTTAAATCTAGAACCCAGGTAGGAACCCTTACTGGTACCTTATCACTAAATGGTAAAACCAAATCTGTAAGTGTACCAGTATACCAGGCAGCAAACGAATTTACTGGGTATACTTATGGCTCTTGGAGTGTAAGCTTAACTGCAAGTTCTTATACCATCGGTAATACTGGAGGTAGTGTAACTTTGTACCCAAGTGCTAGTAAACCAAGATATGCGAATTATACTTCGGGTTCAAATACAAGGGATGGCTCTGATAGGGCTACTCCAAGTTTAAGTACCAATGGTACCTCAGGATTTAGTCTATCAGGTACTACACTTAGTGCTTCTGCGAATACTAGTACAAGTAGTAGGTCTATTAGAGTTACGGCTTCTTATGGAGGGGCTTCTGATTATGTGAATATCACTCAGGGCGGTGCAAGTGTATCTTATAATTATTATTTTAATTGGAATGGTGCTGGTGCAAGTGAATCCATTCACCATGCTGCTTCAGGGGATACTTTATCCAAGGCTTTTATATCCTATAAGAAAAAAGTAATTAATGGTTCCGAAACTTCAGATACTTATGATGTAGGTGTAAGTTTGTCTGGTACTCCTTCTTGGTCTTCTGTTACAGTTAGTGGTAAGACTGTATCAAGTAAAGCTTCAGAGAATATCGAAGAATCATCAAGATCTGCTACGGTTACAGTTACTCAAAGTGAATCAGGTAAAAAACTTACACTTGATATCACTCAGGGTGCTGCAACAATTACTTATGAATACGTATTTAATTTGGGGTAATAAAAATACAACACCATTCTGTATTTAATGTATAATTAACCTAAGTATTAATCTTTAAAACCCTACAATTATGGGAGTAGAAGTATACAATTAGGGGAGTAGAAGTAAAAGGTGCCGGCGATGGCGTTGTAATCGCGGACAGGGGCTGTAACGATGGTTGTTGCTGTGGTAATCGTAATTCTGACTTGGCTCTTCAGTTGGAACGTTGCTGCTGTGATCTCAAGAATGGCCAACAGGAAATCAAGTGCCTCATCGAGAACACTGCCAAAGACACAGAGATTGCTCGCCTCAATCGAGTGATAGATGCTCAGAGAGACCAGAACATCGTCAATCAAGTGGTAGCTGCCTTGAAGACCGGTACTACAACGCCAGCTCAGTAATTTAAAATACCGAGATGATTAAAAGGAGTGCATCTGATTTAGGTGTACTCCTTTTTTCGTTTTAACCCATTAAACTAAGGAATTATGGAACAAGAACAACTCACTGAATTCAAGATACAGTTAGCTCTGCCTGCTCCAAATATAGAGATTGCACAAGAAGTAGCAAACAAAGCTCAGGTACTCATAAATCAATTTGGATACTATCAATTCTTAAACCTGGTAGACTTTATGCAAAGGAATCCAGGTGCAGTTTCATTTGGTTTAAACTTAATAAATAAAAGATGATTATGGACGAAAGAACATTGATTTTCCAAAAAGTACAGAAAGGTGAAGTGATTTTCACATTAGAAAAAGATAGACGGTCTGGTTATCCTATCTTTGATACAGCAAAGATTGTAAAGGTAGGTGAAAGTAAACCTATGGCCTCTGGTGCTAAAGATGGCTTTGTTAACAGTGTCGAATTGATAATCCAAGATTCGGTATCACAACTCACTATATACTTGCCATCACAATCTGATGAAGGTATTTATAATGGTGTATACTATACTACCGATGTAGTGAATATAATTAATGAGGTTACTATGCAGAAACATAATGCCCTGAATATACTCAACAATCGACCAAAGTTTGAGGCAATTGTTTCTGAATGTGATAATATTCTCAATTCAATTAACCAATCCCCTTCTGCTCCAAGTAAACCTGCTCCAGAGTTTGAGGAGTTCCGTCAATACATGGACCAACGAATCTCCACTCAAGAGACTCTGTTACGGAGAATTGCTCAGGAGCTGGGATTGGATAAACCTAAACAACAGTAAGAATTATGCCAAGTAAGTCGGTTAATATTACACTATCGACTCCAGTTGGCCCTCTAGAAATATACGTAGATAAACGAAAACAAGCTCGTGCAGAAAGGTTGATTGCCAAAACTCCAAGTATCTTAACCGAAGGCTATGCGAAAGGTACAGAAAAGTTTGGTAATCAACTTCTTCGTATAGTAAGACGAAGTTTGAATACGGGTGTTCCACCACCCGGTACCCATACTTCTTGGCCAAAACATGCTCCAGGTACTGTAAAGAAATATGGGGAGCATACTCTATTACGACTCACGGGTCAATATGCTAAATCCGTTACTGTAGTAAAGACCAAGAATAGAACTTTCGTTGGTTTACCAATTGGAATCAAGAAGATTACCTATACTGGTAAGACTTCAAGAAAGACTTTGAATCAGATAGCTATCATGTTAGAGTATGGTAGCAGAGATGGTAATTTACCACCTCGTCCTCTCTGGGCTCCTGCATTTAAGGCTGCTGGTGGAAAAGCTGCCTTACAAAAGGAAATACAAAAGGAAATACGAAATGAAGTTAGAAAAGAAATAAGGAAAGTTAAAAATGGCAGCAGACTTTGAAATATCTTCATTATCCGGAACTGGTACTGCAACTATTAGGGTAAAGCCTAAGGCAGTAAACGAAGACATGAATAATATAAAAGAGCAGGTTCTCAAGGTAGTAGTTCAGGGTGTAGAAAGGGAAGTAACTCTGGTACAAAAGGCCGCTCCTAAAATAGTAGAGACCTGGGGAACTTATTTTAGTATTACTCCAGAAACTACTTCCCATACTTTCGATGGTACTAAAAGGGGTGAGACCCTAGAAATAAGTGTATACAGTTACCAACAGAAGTTTATCGATAATAAGCCTCAAGATGAATATCGTGCTATAGATTGGAAAGTTGAAAGCTCCTCAAATTGGTTAGAGGTAACCCAAGAAATTGGAGAAGCTAATGCCGCAGGTAAGCTTACTATCAAAACTAAATCTACTAATCAAGAACATAACCCCAGTAACTATGACCCCTTGGAAAGAACTGCTATAGTTAAGATTATCTCACAGCAAGAACCTAACACTGAGATAGTTTTAAATATAACTCAATCTCCAGGTACTAGAACTACTAAGTATGGCTTTGAACCAACCCCGAATATACCATTCCCAAATCTTGGTCAAAATACTAGTACTGCTCAGATTAGTAATGTAAAGGGTTATCAGTACTACCTTATCAACGGTATTCAAGTTGCTAAATTTGTAAAACAATTTAAGATAACCGATATAAGTAAGACAATAGAGGGTCAATTCCCTGGAGGTATTGGTTCAGAACTAATACCCTTTAAAGTATGGCTTACCGATTATCCTTCAAATATTGCTACTCAATGGGTTAGTGAATTAAATTGTGTTGGTCATTTACAAACCCTAATGAGTGGTTTTGGAGGTATTCAGGTAACTTATAATGGGTATATTAATGACAATGGCAATCAAAGTGTTCAGTTAAATATTAGATTAGGACTTTAATGGTAAACTCAGAAGAAATAGTAGAAAGAACTTTTTATATCTCTCTACTTAGTACAATGTTAGAAATGGGTCTTACCTTAAACCCAGAAGACTTCTTACCTTTGTCTCAAGAAAACGAAAAAAGATTTCAAGAGGCAATTAAAGGTATGAAGAAGTTCATACCTCTTTTTGGTATAGGGAATAACCAAGTAAAAGGCCCAAAGACTCTCCCAAGAATAACCATAGAACTACAAGGTTATTATGCTGGAGATATTGGTGTGAATAAATACATCATTGGTGATAAACTTGAGGATGGTAATTACCAAGCTTCAGAGTTTCCTTATGAAACAAAAGATATTACTATAGATGTACATCTAGTTTCTCAAACACAAGCCGATATGAGGTTGCTACATACAATCTTATATACTGGCTTACCTGCTAGAGGATACGTGAGACCATACTTCAATGACTTAGAGGAATGGGAAAAGGGCAGGCTTGCTCCCACCGGAAACCTATTCATTGAGATTGGTAATTATTATGACCATCCAGATGTAGAACATGGTATACTTGAGAAGGTATACACTTATGTATGTAAAGACGGTATTCTTCCAGAAAAAGCTTTGGGAGAAGGTACTCTTACACCTATCAAGGATATATCAGTTCTTATCGGATTGTTAGAACAAAACGAAAATGAAATGTTAGAGTTAAAAGTACCTAAGGTATAGGTACAATACTCTAGGGTATAAATTAAACAAGTAATTAACTTTAATCACAATAGAATTATGCCAACTTCACCTCACATTGACTTTAAGTTTAAGAACAACAATGTTCTTCAAACTACTCCCATGTTAGGAGTTTCTTGTGTATTGGCTAGAACTACTAAAGGTCCATACGATGACCCTTCAGAAATCATCTCTACTTTCTCTCAGTTCCAAAGAATCTATGGTTCTGAAATTGTACCAGATGGTTCTGTATCAAATATCGAAAAGGCTTTGCAGGGTGGTTCTAAGCTTCGTGTTATTCGAGTACTTGGCAAGGGAGCTGCTCAAGGTACAGTAACTGCTTCTCAGGCTGCGGCAAGAAAAGCTAAAGATTCAGAAGATGGAATTTCAGTTACTTCTGCTGTACCCGACTCGGCTAAACCCTCTGCTCTGATTACTTTCAAATCGGGTAGTACTACCTATAGTTTTGGATTAGTAACCAAGGGATATGGAGATCCTATTGGTAGTGCAGATACTTTCCAGGTTGGTTTTTATAAGCAAGCTAATACCTTGTATTATAAAATCTATTCGGCTAATGGGCAAGTACTTGAACAGGGTCCAGTAATAACCTACAAAACTGCCGATGATAACAATAATACTTCGGTAGATTACCTTGCTCTTAGTGCATTTGCTAAGAACTCGGAATATATTAAGCCGGTAATTACTGCAGGTTCCTCTTTTGAAAACCTAATTAAGTGGCTTACCGATGATATTGATGGTACTAAGAATGCTATCACTATTACCGTGGGAGATGCTGCACCTTCCGAAACAGAGAAACTGTTTAATGGTACGGTAGGTAGTGCTGGAACTACACCTACTGCTGACGAATGGATTACTTCCTTGGATTTGGTAAAAGATTACACCGACTTCTACCAGTTATTTATCTCACATATCTCTCAACACCTTACTACCGATTCAGATGTACTCAAGGTATATAAGGCTGCTGCAGATATGGCAAAAGAGTTGATGGAATGGGTACTGTATATCGAAGTTCCAAAACACTTGACCCATTATACTCAAGGTACACAACCCCGAGATTACAAAGCTCAGGTTACTTGGGTACAGACTTGCCTTGGTACTGTAGGTAACTCCAAGTACATTGCCTATTTTGGTGGTGGCCTTAAGTACTACAATGAAAACGGTAATCTTCAGGATTCCGATGTAGTAGGTACCATTGCAGGTTTGGGAGATGCCTCTGCTACTCAATATGGTCCTTGGAAATCCTTTGCAGGTATGAACCGAGGAGTTATTGGGGATGCAGTTGGTCCAGTATGCCCTAACTATGGTTCTCCTTCTCGATATAACGAACTGAACACCCTTGCTCAGAATTATATCAATGAGATGGTAATCAAAGATACTCCAGATGCAGGTAAGCAAACCATGCTATGGCATTGCTTCTCTTCTCAAGTGAAACAGGATTCTGAAAGATTCCTTTCAATTGTAAGACTGAATCTTTACTTGAAGAAGTTCCTTCGCCCGGTACTCAACAAGTATATCGAAGAACCAAACGTTTGGAGTACTTGGAAGAGAATCTGGTTGGAGGTTAAACCTACACTGGATTCATTGGTAGATGAAGATGCTATGACCGAGTATACCTGGATGGGTGACCAAGATGCAACTTCTTGGGATGACCTTTCGGTTAATAACGAAGCAGATGCTCGTCAGGGTAAGTACCGTGCTATCCTTAAGTATAAGGATGTAGTTCCTATGCAAGAGGTAACTATGGAGATTGTAATCGATGCAGCTTCTAAGGCAGTATCAATCGTAGAAACAAGTAATAACTTATAAACTCATAACACAATGGGAGCAAAAGTAAAAAACCCACGGAAGAAATTCTTGTGGAGCATCATGTTCCCCAAACACCCTATCAATACCTATCTATTCCAAAGTTGTACTTTGCCGGATATTGAGATTGACCAGGTTGCTCATGGGGACGTCAATAGAGACGTTAAAACTGCAGGTAGGGTTACTATAGGTAATCTTATTGTAGAGAAACTTATGACTACTGCAGGTTCAGACACATGGCTTCATGATTGGCTTTATGCTTGCCAAGACCACATAGTTGGTGGAGGTTTGGTACCAAGCCAATATTGGGAAACGGCTATTGTAAATGAACTTGCCGAAGATGGAGTCTCGGTTCTTAATACCCACGTCTTCGAGGAGGTATGGCCATGTAAGATTACCGGCTTAGACTTGGACAGAATGGCTTCAGAGAATACCATTGAGTCCATAGAGTTCTCAGTTGGTACTGCAGATAAATACTAATTCCTTAGTCTATTTTCACTAAGATTCGGTGGAGGGGTGGGATTCCTGTGATAGGAGCTCACCCCTTTCTTGTTGTTATACGGAGTACTATGAACATTTGTAAACATTAAATATATCAAATTATGGAATTTAGAACATTTAGATTTACCGGACCTTCTGGTTTCGAATATGAAATCAGAGAACAGAATGGTGCTGATGAAGATATTCTCAGTAACCTTTCAGACATGAAGACTTTGATGAACCTTACCAAGTTCATTGCAGCAATTGTAATTAGAACTACTGCTACCCCTAATGGGAAATTAACCGTAGATGATGCCCTTAACTTACCAGTCAATGACCGTTATGCTATTATCTTCAATTCTCGTATCTTCTCTTTGGGAGAGGAAGTAGAATTCGAATATGATTGGGGCAAAGAGAATGGTGGTAAGATTACTTATGGCCAAGACCTTCATGAGTTCCTTTTCGATTACGGTACTACTCCAACTGTAGAGGATTTAAATCAGAAGCCAGATGCTATCCCTTATTATCCAGAGGGAGTTAGATTGGTAGACCATGAATACACTCTTTCATCTGGCAAGAGAATTAAATTCGATTGTATGACTGGTAAGGGAGAACAAGAGTTCATGAAGTTGCCTTTGGATAAACAAACTAAGAATGCTCCCCTTCTTTGTCGGAACCTTTACTTAGAGGTTGATGGTAGTTGGGAGAAGGTAGAAAACTTTACTCCGTTTACTGCAAAGGATATGGCTGAGATGAGAAAGCATATCTTATCTATGGACCCTATCTTCAAAGGTGAATCTCATATCACTAACCCAACCACCGGAGAAGAAAGAACTTATCCTATAGTTTGGGCACCGAATTTTTTCTACCTGACGGAAGAGTAATGTTAGAGAGTGATTTTGTTTATATCACCAGAGCCGAGATAGCCTTAGACTATTTCGGCTTTTTACGTCTTCCGTACCGAATAAGGAAAATATTCAAGGAAATGGCCGAGCAATATTATAAACAATTAAAGAAAAGAAAGTAAATTATGAATACCAGTAGGAGTATAGTAGAGGTCGGTGTTGCCATGGTTTTAAAAGACCGATTCTCTCAAGAAGCTGGCAAGATATCTGGGTCATTCAGAACAATGATGAATGATATGAATACCTGGAATAGAGGTATACAGATGTCAGCTTCCAATACAATGGACTTCGGAATGCAGCTCGTAGGGGGAATGGCAAGGGCCTATAAATACTCTGCGGGTGTTCAGAATGAAGTTTGGACTGCTTCGAAAATTGCTGGTGCTACCATTGCAGAACAAAGAGAAATGTTACAATTGGCAAAAGATGTCAATGAGATAACTCCTCTTACTGCTTCGGATGTTGCATCAGGACAAAGATACCTGGCTATGGCGGGTAATAAATTCGATGCTATTAAAGAAATGATTGGGCCAGCATCTAAGCTGGCTTCAATCTTTACAATGCCAGTGGGACAGAAAGGTGGTGTAGCTGACTTGATGACTAATATCATGTCAATGTACCAAATCCCAATGGGAGAAGCCGCTAGAGTAACCGATGATTTATATACTGCAGTTACTAATGCAAATATATCTTTAACAGACTTAGCCCAGTCCATATCTTATGCAGGAGCAGATATGGCAACTGCTGGAGTAGACCTTCGGCAAACGGCTGCTGCTATTGGTGTATTGGGTGATATGGGTATACAGGGTTCTATGGCAGGTACCTCACTGGCCAATATGATTCGTTACTTACAACTCTCTCTTGTTAATCAAAAAAAGAAAGGCTATAACGCTTTAGCAGACCTGGGCTTAAGTCCCGATGAATTCTTCGATGCTCAAGGTAACCTTATAGACCTTTACACTATCTATCAGAAGTTTGCTAAGGCTGCAGTAGATTTACCTTCACGAATTGAAACACCAACTTTCTTCAATATCTTTGGAGTTCGTGGTAATCGTGGTATGCTCCCCGTACTTAGGGATATTGCTTCTGGTAGAGATAAGATGGGTAAGATACTTGCTACTTATGACCAAAACATTGGGGCAGTAAATCGACTCAATGAAGAACGTCTTAAAACTGATGCAGGTGTAATTGACCAATTCGAATCAAGTATAGAGAACTTAACAGTTACCGCAGGTGCAGCTTTGGGTAGAATCTTTACCCCAGTACTAAATGTGGGTAACTCTATAATCAAAGTAATTAATTCTATCTCAGAAACTTGGGTTGGAAGTTTTGGTCTTAGAGTTGCTGCTACTGGAGTAGTAGTAGGTACTATTGTTGCAGGATTTAATACTGTAAGAGGTATTATTAGGTCTGTAGGATATTTACAGACTATTGCTACTGCTTCTACTGAAGGCATGTCTACGGCAACTGCAAAGACTAATGCTCAGTTTGTTATTATGGAAGCCCATCTAAGGAATATATCTTTCATGATGAGTTCAATAGCTGCTCAAACTTTGGGAATGGGAAAATCTATACCCTTGTCTGGAGGTTTCTTTATGGGTAAGGATAAGAGAGGTAGAGCTTATTATCGGGATTCAATGGGTAGAAGAGTATCTCAAGGTACTGCTCTTGGTGGTACTAATTTAATATCCACAACTGTACGTGAAGGAGGTAAGCAAGCTGGTAAGAAGTTAGCTACTTCTGCAGCTTTGGGTTTAGGAGGTAGACTTATGAGATTACTTGGTGGACCCTGGGGATTAGCAATTACCGTAGGTCTTCCACTATTAATAGAGGTAGGAAGTAGTCTTATTAAATCAGTAGATAGAAATACAGAAGCTCAGAATAAAGAAGACCCCTCTGCAATCAGGGCTCAGAATGAAGAAAGGTTTCTGAATGCAATGAGAGCAGCTATTAGAGATGGCTTAAAAGACGGTAAGATTAATATCAGTGTAGATGGTGAGATATTGGGAGATTATTCTTTGGGTTCTCAGCAAGATTATACTGGTGTAGCATTAGGATTATAAAATTAAAAACACTATGGCTAGAGTATTAAATAAAGCAGCAGGTAAGATTGTTGAAAAATACAATGACCTTACAAGAGATACAGCAGGTGTTCTTACGGGTCCCTTAAATAAACTATGGAGAGCTCGGATATTACTTAATCGAACTATTTCTACTCTTCCAAAAGATGATGCTCAAAAGGGTAAACTCTATGACCCTAATGGGGTAATAGGAGAAGCTCAGATATCATCCAAGAACCCAATCCTAAACAAACAGCTCCAGGCTAAATGGAGAATGGAATTACAATTTCCAAGATTAGAAGAAGGCGAAGGAGTAGACCCAGCAAAGGGAAATAAGAATACTACTAATTACAGAAACTTCGAGGCTAAAGCAGAGGTTATATATCAGAATGAGGTAAGGATATATAATATGACTGTTAACCCCACTCAATACATTACCTTACAGAATAGACCTCCGGAATTAGACTTCCGAGGAGAAACCACATGGGCAACCATTAAATCAATGGGACGTAATGTACCAATGTATCATTTTACTGGTGCTGAGGATATTATTCAATTCAACGTATCTTGGTACTGTAATGACCCAGAAAATCCTGAGGAGGTAATCAATAAGTGTAGATTATTAGAGGCCTGGACTAAGGCTAATGGTTATCAATCAGCTCCTCCTATTGTTAAGATAGAATGGGGGGATTCTGGTATCTTTGATAACCATTATTACATTCTTACTTCAGCAACTTATACTCTGAAGAACTTTCAGAACGGTTATAGAATAAGGGTACCTGGAAAGCCAGCTACTTTTGGTAATGGTAGGTTATTGCCTGCAGCAGCAACTCAAGAATTGATTTTCAAGAGAGTAAGTGCATATAACTTATCTTATGGAGATTTTATAAATTCCGATTCACTTAAAAAGACGGGAGGTATTAAATATGATTGATGTTAACCAATATTTGATGGGAGCTAGTCCTTATAATAAGGCCTATGCTCTAAATTATGGGGATGGTGATTACTCTTTAGAAGCTCCGGTAGTTTCTGTACCTTCGTCCCCTAATGATATTCAACACACCATTAAGGATGGAGAGACTTTACAGAATATAGCCTATAGATATTATGGTGATTCTGGTAAATGGTATCTTATTGCAGAAGCTAATGGTATATTAAATCCTTTTAAAGAGGTGGAAAGTGGAACACTCATAAGAATCCCAGTTTATGGCAGCTAAACAAAAACCCATATTATATAACGGAATGGGTCAACCGTATTTGGCTCTATTCGATTTCAGAGGTATGCCGATAATGAACCCAATTACTGGTATACCTCTTGGAGCTTATATTAGTACCTGGAATTATAGGTATGATGAAGAAAAAGAAAATCTTGCTACAATTACATTTGATACTGGAGACCCAGATACTGTAGATATAGATGCTTTACAAGAGGGTAGTGTGATATGCTTACAGTGGGGATATATATACCCAGATGGTCAATTCATATCAGGTCCAATTAAAACCATTAAGGTCAGGGACTTTGAGGCAAAGTTTGATTCTACTGGTACTCATGTAACTATCAAGTGTATAGACTCTATCGGTGATTTAAGATATCAACCACCATATAATTTCTCTGAAGCTTCAGAGAACAGTTTATCATCATATTTAGATGGAGGCTGTAATAATGGTGTAGGTGTAATCATAGAAATATTTCAGTAATGGAACAACGAATAATAAGTAATAAAGTATATGAGTCACTACAGGTACCTACAGAGAATACCCGTACCACTACTGGTAAAGTACTCTATGCTAACAAATACAGTGGGATAGCAGAAGTGGCTATGCCAGAAGATTTGAAGGCTCTGATTAATAGTGACTTTGGGTTAGTTGGCAAGAACATCTTAGTTCAATTAGAACAAAAGATGAGAGGTTATACTAATGGCCCTTGGTACATAGATTCAAGAGATAATGTTATTTATATACACAATAGGAAATTCCATGAAGAACCTGTAACTGTTTATACTTATCAGGGTGAGAATGGCGAAGTACTCAGTGTTCAATTTTCTACTCAGAAGGTAACTAAAAGAGTTAAGGCTACACTCTCTCCTACTATTAATCCTGAAAGTAAAGACTTAGAAATATTAAGTACTGGAATTGATGATACCGAAAAATTACCCGAGATAGTAGCTAATGAGAATAATGGGGTATATTATAAGAACTGGCATACCTCAGTAGGTAAATATGGTGCTGAAAATAATCCTCAAGATATACCAACTATTATGGAAATGAGATTAAAGCATACTATAAGTACCGACCCTAACTTAAGAGCTTCAATTGAAGCTAGGAAACAATTGAATGACAAATGGAATCAAGATGTAGCAGAATATTCTGCTTCTAACCCAGCCGAAGCATATAGACAAGGTAAAGAAAAATTCCTTAATGAACTTAGTACAGACCAGGTAAGAAGTATCATAAATAAAACCATTCAAAGAGAAGAATTTCCTGCTGATAGACGTGCAGCTTTAAATGCAGCCCTTAAGAATGTGGTTAATGGTAAGACCCTAGATGAAGATATATACAATATCCTTAAGAACGAAAGGTACCTTTTTGAGGGTAAAGACCAAATGGAATACATGGTCATAGAAGACCTGGACCCAAGAGACTTTGACCCAGAACATACTCCCAAGGGTGGAGCTAATGCTTGGGGATTAGAGGATGAAGAAAGTGTTTATCGAGGTATATCGGCTTTAAAGAAAGGTCCCTATACCATGGTGATTGATGACACTCCGGTTATCAAATATAAAAATCCATTAAACCACAGCCTTGGTGTATTCAGTGTTACAGTAAAAGTTCAACATTGGAAAAAGGCTAATGTTGAAATACCGCTGTACAAACTTTACCATAACTTATTCAGTAGATACGGAGGGATAGATAAGTGGGCTTGGGCAGCTAATGCTAATGCTAATGGTGGTTTAAAGCATACAGAGAGTAAACTGGTTTGTCAAATGCAAGTTGTTGGAAGACCTTTACTAGCTTCTTCTCAAATACTAATCTTAGAAAATGTGGGTAAACGATGGTCTGGTCCTTGGTATATAAAACAATGTACCCACTCTATGGATGCAGGCCAGGGATATGTAACTAATTTAGAGTTAGTGAAGAACTCGAGTAGGGCTGGTTCTACTACTTCTAAGACTGGATTGTCTACTCAAACCGTTGTAGCTAATGATGCTAAAGCTAATGCTGTAACCTCTAAGGGTAAAGATAAGAAGGCTTTGAGTAATATCAACGAATTGGATTTGAGTTGGACTTACAATGAGGTTGCCTATTTCATTGAATCTGGTATTATGGATAAGGAAGGAAATGTATTAGATATTAAACGTAGAGACGAAATGGCTAGGAAGAAAGCTTATTATACCGAAGTATTGGCTAAGACTCCAATCGAGAAAGCCGAGGGTATAGCTGTAAGCTCTGGCAGTTTAACTACTTCTTCGGGCAAGGTAGTACCCGGAAAAATAACCATTAAGGATATTCAAGTACCAGATGACTATTGGGTTAAATTCGATTATATGGAAGTAGCCATAAAGAGATTCAAGGAATATATTAAGAATAAGGAAGTGAGGTAATTATGGGCTATGAAACTGCAAAAATAATAACAGAAGAAGGATTAGAGGGTCTTGGAAGGTATTACTCTATTTATCGGGGGATAGTTGTTGATAATAATGATACCGAAAAGAAGATGAATAGGGTAAAAGTATGTATACCAGAAGTAATGGGAGGTACCTTTGCTTGGGCTTTACCGAAAGGACAACATGGTTCAATAAGTAGTGGATTTAAGTTCTTAGCCCCTAAGGTAGGAGATATAGTATTCATTACTTTTGAATTTGGTGATCCTACTAAACCCTTATGGGAATACCATGGTTGGAGTATGAATCAAGTACCCCAACCTTTGGATGGCCCAAATAAGATGGGGATAGTTACTCCAGAAGGTAATCTCATTGTAATAGACGATAATAATGGGAAACTAAATCTTTATTTTAATGGAGATATCTCAGTTTATTCTGAATCTAATGTAGTGGTATCAGCTAATAAGGATATCAATGTATCTTCAGGTGATACCCTTATATTAAATACCGGAGAAAATCAGGGGTTAATCAATATTGCTCAACTAACAGAAAAACTAAATCAAACTATCCAAGAGCTAGAACAACTTCGCAGTATGTTCAATTCTCATGTACACTCAGGTGTAACTACTGGACCAGGTTCTTCAGGTCCTACAGTAACTCAAGTAACTAAACCTTTCTCACAATTCGTTGTAGACGATTATGAGGATAAAACCTGCATACACTAATGGAAAAGAATTACTTTACAGACTTAGTTGGTATAGGTGTAACTTATCCTATCCAACTTACAACTAATGAAAAGGGTGAAAGAGGTTGGTACCCAGTAAATGGGGATTTTAAACTTATCAGAGATAATATAAGTTCGATATTATATTACATGATAGGCCAGAGATTTCGACAGGAAAACTTTGGTAGTAAACTATGGCAATGTATTGAGGAACCAAACTCACAAGCCCTAAGTTTTATAATTAAAGAGTTTTTAAAACAAGCCATAGGTGCTTGGGAACAAAGGATAACCTTCCAAAATATCACCGTTACTAGAGTTGATGCAAAAATACACATAGAAGTAACATATGTAGTAAATGGAACAAATTCTAGTCAGTACCTCGATATCACCTATGACCGGTCGGATAATTCATTAAATACACAATAATATGGGAATCACAAATAAATGGCTTAACCCATACCAGAGGTCTTATCAACAGATTAAGGCCAAGCTGGTTGAATCCCTTATGGGACTCAAAGACCCTCAAGGTCAGAAACTCATAACGGATTATTCGGAGGGGAACATCTTAATTATCATCCTCTCATTGTTTGCGGCAATTGCCGAAGTACTTCACTACTATGTAGATAACATGGCAAGGGAAACTTTCCTATCTACGGCAAGAAGGTATGATTCGGTAGTTAAACATGGGGCTTTGGTAGATTATCATGCTCGAGCAGCAATTGCTGCTACAGTAGATGTAATCTTATCCAGAAGCATTACTGGTAATTCCATTGGAGCTAAGTTAACTATACCCCAAGGTACTCTGTTTACAGATTCTAGTGGTAATTCCTGGTTATCTGCTAGAGACGTAACTTGGTATTCAAATGTAACTACTTGTAAAGTACCTATAGTTCAACACGAGAAGTATACTGCAAGTGCTTTAAATAATATGGTAATACCTACTGGAGATAGAGTTATAATTCATCTGGGTACTCTACCCAATGGTAAGTATTATGAACAAGGCTCTATGTCATTACAGATAGGTGGGGAAACTTGGGTATTAGTAGATACATTTGCAAAATCCAAACCCACAGATAAGCATTTCATGGTTTCAGTAGATGAGGCACTCAATCCTTATATAATGTTTGGAGATGGTACCTTTGGTAAGAAGCCTGCAGCAGGAGCAAAAATAACCAATGTGGTATTCTACTTAACCAATGGTACTCAGGGTAATGTAAAGAGTAATACTATTACTTCTGTACCTTCAGTAATATCTTCCTCAATTACGGATGCTACTGTAAGTAATGCTTATGATGCTGGAGGCGGTTCAAACTACGAAAACTTTACCATGCTCAAGGAACACATACCTTTGAGTGTAAAGACTTTGGGAGTAGCAATTACCAAAGAGGATTTCGAAAGTTTGGCCATGTTGGTTGATGGGGTAAACAAAGCTAAAGCCGATTATGAATGCGGTAGAAAGCTTACAGTATATATTAGCCCAGATGGTGGAGCAGTTGCTTCTTCTGAATTAATTAATAGGGTATATAATTTATTATCCCAAAGGGCTCCTATGACTACTTGGTTGAAGGTTAAATCTGCAGGCAAGGTTCAGATTATTCTAGAGATGGAAGTTACTGGTAAGAAGTCTTATAAGACTGCAGAGATACAAACTCAAATTCTTACAGCATTATACAATGCCTATTCTCCAGAGCAAGCTCAGATAGGTGGAAGCGTAAGGTTATCAGATATCTATGCCTTAATAGATAACTTATCAACAGTAGATTACCTTCACCTTACTAAATTCTATATTAAACCTTGGCCTACTACCATCTATGGTAATAAAGAATTGAACTTGGGTCAGTTTAAATTGAATAAGGCTAAAGGGTCTATGACTTACTATATTACCTTCAATTCATCAACTACTTTTACTGTACGTTCTGTATCAAATGGGTATATGGCTACTGGTACTGTAGGTAATTCTATACAGGTAATAGATAAGGCTAATGGCTTTGACTTCTCTTTGGATATTCAGAACAATAATTATCAGTCTGGTTACAGATATTCTATTACGGTATCAGAACCTAACCATGACTATGAAGACCCCGGTTTTAATTTACCAGTATTCGAAAATGCTTCACAATTGACTTTAACCGTAAAAGAAATTGTATAATGATAAACCTCAAAAATCTAATCGACTTTTTGCCATTCGAGTATAAAGCTCAAGATACCTATAAGGTAAATGGCAAAGGCATCTTAGAGAGGTTTCTAGAAATTTGTGGAGAGCATTTTGAAGATTACATTACAAAGGATATTGAGAATATCTTAGACATTATTGATATAGATAAGGCTCCGGATATGTATCTCAATTTCCTTTGGCAATTCCTCGGAGAAATGCCCTTTGCTTATGGGAACACTATAGATGCACAGAAATGGGCAGAGTACTTTAATGGGTTCTACTCCGATGATAAACTCCAAGAGTTATCTAAGCTTTGGATAATACCAAAGGAGGGACCCTTTACTTTAACCAGTACTCAAGTAAGAAACATCCTGAAGTATTCGATATCTCTTTTTAAAATAAGAGGTACCTCTGAGTTCTTCGAAATAATGATGAGGCTGTATGGGTTAACCTGCGTAGTAACTGACCCTGCAAAGGCTGATAGTTATGATGGTTGGGTAAAAGGTAATCCGCACTTTGACCAGTATTACCATTATGACGATAAGTATACCTATGATAATACTTTCGATTGTTCTCAATGTATACCGGTAACCTTTAGACTTACCGGTCATGGATATACTTCGAACTCGGCAGCTTTCAGAAAATTTAGAGAAGCCGTAGAGGCTTTCTTTAAAAGATTCATACCCTATCATGTATCTTTCGATATTCAATATGGGTTTACCGTAAATGATGGGTATACAATTAAAGCTGAGTTAGTAAATCCGGACCAACCCAATCTTATTACTTCAGAGGTATATGAAGTACCGGTAAAGGTAACTGTAACTTCAGATTGGATAAATGCCGACCTAAGATATCAGATATCCAGTGATAATATAAATTGGGGTTACACTAAACACGAAAGTGGTTCCATTTTTAATATACCCAGAGCAGGTACTTATTATTTTAGAAGTGTGGGAGACCCTACTAAGGTAACTCAAATCACTGTTAATCAAGAATCTTATAATCGAGTATATTCTATTACTTGTGACCCTATTACTGGAAAGATAACTCCTACTAACCTAAAAGTAAGTACAGTAGTAAGGGCAAACGTATCCTATAAGGGTACCGTGAAAACCTGTAATGTACGATTATCCGGTACTGATATAGTGAAAGTCTCTGGCTCAACTTGGGAATTTTCAGAGCCTGGTACCTACATCTTTGAGATTGTAGAGTTCCCAGTAAAGCAAACTTCCTTTGTTGTAACTCGAGAAGAGATTACATATAAGGTAAGATGTACACCTTCTGAATTTAGAGTTAGGGGTAAGCAAAGTATCAAGGATGCTACTACCACTCTTACCATCGAATCGAATTACCCAGAATCATTTACTGGTGAACTATATTGTAGGCTAATTGGTGATACTAAGTTGTTTAAGAACGGTGATAAGTTTACTGCTAATAGTTATGGTACTTATAAGTTTAAATGTACACTGGATAAAAGGGAAACCGATGAAGGTGTAGGTATATTCGAAGTAGTATCTGGTAAGACTGCAGTATATCGAATTACTGTTAGCCCACCAACAGTCACATTATTCAATGGCTCTGCAAAAGCTACAGTAAAGATACAACGTATTTCTGGTAATGGGGATGATTACAGAGTAAGGGTAATTGAAACTGGGGAAACCTTTAATGCTCAGAATGGTTATGTATATACTGCAAATAGGGCAGGGACTTATACCTTCCAGTCTGTAGCTTACCCTACTGCTAAGACTACTTTGGTAGTTAATAATTCTCCAGTAGTATATCAGAATAAATTAAAGATAGTACCTTCGGATGCTACAGACAGTCATTGGAAAGAACCCAACTGGGCATTACCAGAAGACCAGATAGATGATACTTATGCAGTATACCAATTACTGGATGAGAAGTCTGCTTGTAAGTTCCATCTTGAGGAAATGAAAAATGGGGTCAATGTAAGTGGTACTGCTACCTGTGATGAGAACGGGGAAACCTATAACCTTGATGAGGAAATTGTTTTTACCAAGGCTGGGACTTATACCTTTGTGGCAGATGATGGTTCTTCATTAAGATGTCAAGTAATACTGGAAGATTATCCTACAATCATCGAGATTTCTTGTACTCCCCCTTATGCAGAATTAAAGGGGAATGTTAAACAAGTATCTACTTTAATCAAGTGTACTTCTAATAAACCTGACTTCGATAGTCGAATAAGGGAAGTTGGTAAAGTAACTACTTATGACGCAGGTGGTGCTGGTTATGAATTTGTAACTGCACAAGCTGGAGAGTATATATTCGAATCAGTGGTAGATACTTCGAAGAGAACTAAGTTCACCGTAGTAGATGCAGACCTTTTAAGTGTTAGTCCTCAAAAGTTAGAATGGGAACATGATGACCTCTCAGAGAAAACATTTACCATTACAACTTACAGTAATCAATCTTGGCAAATAGTAGAACAATGATAAATTCAACAATCGATAGAATAACAGAGACCACAACTCAGTCTTTATTCAAGGCATTCACTGTGGGTATATTGGGAGAGTGTACACAAATCTTGTATGATTTGAGATGGATGATAATTCTTGCAATAATTCTAATCCTATCAGATTTATGGTTTGGGTTATCGGCAAGTAGGTTACAGAAAATCGAAATTCGAAAATCTAGAGCTGGAAGAAGAACTCTAAACAAAATAGTAGATTATATTTGTTATGTTCTACTTGGTGCTGTACTTGGTAAAGCTATTGGGGAACCCTATGGGATGAACCCAATAGGGGTATCAATAACGATTATGGTAATATGCTACTGTTTCGAAATAGATAGTATATATGGACACATCTGTGAAATACATGGTATTAAGAAACGGTACAGTATATGGAGAATACTCTTTAAATTGTTAACCCTCAAGTTCAAGGATGTAGGTGAAGCATTTAAAGATATGTCAGAACAGAAAAATCAATTTAAAAATACTAAGGACAATGAAGACGTACTTTAAGTATGAAGGTATTATTAAATCAAAGGAAGCAGCAGAAGCAATTGCTGCTCCTTCTGGTTTAGGACCATTCTGTGGATTTGGCTCGGCTACCATAAATGGTAACAAATTAGTAGTATCTCCTCAGGGAGTTGCTGGAAGTAAGTATGCCAATGTAATCAAGGATAGGATTATGGCAAGGTATATGGCAAAGGCTTCAGAAGATGGAGAATTGCCAGACGTGAACTTTGGGTGTATTTCAAGAGATGGGTATGTATTTATATCCGATGAACAAACGATTACTATTGAGAACATCCAAGGTACCCAAGGTTCAACAGAAGAAGTATTACTCTTTGCAGTACACACTACTATCTCCGAACCTGTAGATAACCCCGTAGATTTTGTAGCTTATTGGAATGAATCTTCCGAAAGCTTTTACACATTGTTCAAAAAGTCTCTGGATATTTATTATCCGATTGCCGAAGAAAATCGTACACCGGATATCATTAATAATGATATATATTCCAATTATGATATGACCTATAGCAATCTTCTAGAGATGGTAGAGAGTGCTTGCCCTTATTACTCTAATAATAAAACTTCCGTTGTTCTTATCGGAGTATATGGTAAGGGTACTGATGCAATGACCAAACGAAATGAGAACTTTGCTATTGTACCTTATCAAGGTAAGTTCCAAGAAATCCCTTATACTACTGCTGCCCAGAGTATGATGAAGGAATCAGTGAAAAGATTAGAACAAGTAAATTCAGGATTCCCGGTAATAGATGAATCTGGTACTAAGTTAAATATCAAGCAATACATCGATAGTCAGATTGAGGCTATCAGAAAAGAATTCGCTGAATCTCTGAGTACTGCTAACTTACCCATCGGTTCTATCATTCTTTGGGAAACCGATGTAATACCGGAGGGCTGGGCAGAATATACTAAGGCAGCTGGTAGAATAGTTATTGGTTACCAAGCTGGAGGAGTTCAGATTGGAGATGAAGTAATGCTACAGAATGTCGGAGATTACTATACACCCACTAAGGGTAACTTCTTAATCTCAATTAAAGGTGATGACCTTCCTAAGCATAGGCATGCTCTTGGTGTATCTAAAGGTAAACAAGATAATGCCAATAACTGGGAGAACGTTCGTCCTCAATCTTTCTTTAATAGGGAGACGGGATTGAATGGAGATTTCGGTAGAGGAACTCCTACTAAGGGTATTCAAGATGGTGCTATCGTAGTAAGCTGGAACCTATTAGGGGAATCTTTCTTACAAGAAACTTCGGTAGAAACTTTGGATATTGAAAAATTGCCACCGACTATTACATTACGATATATCCAAAAAATATCATCATAAAGTTGTTATTAGTTATTTAGTAGTATTAAAACTCATGTGTATTATTTGTATTGTTTAAGAGTAAACATTTGTTTACAATCTGTGTTTTGCGTAGTAAAAATCAATTAGGGAGGGGGCGTTGGGAAACGCCCCTTTTCTTTTGTGTTAATACTTAAGTTCTTCTTTAGCTCGGTCTTCCCAATATTGTATATCTTGTCTAAGTTCCGAGATGTATCTCATAGATTCATTAGTCTTAGGCATTTCGAAAAATTCGATAAGCATTATATTAGTTATTCGAGTACTATTTTCAAGCCTTTCCTTGATAAAAGGGGGAGGAGTAATTAATACCTCAAACAAAAGATAGGCATCTGGAGAAAGCTTATCTTTCATATAAGTATACATCATATCGAGCATTTCAGATTTAGCTTTCTCTTCTTCATTATCATCCTCTAATTCTTTATCATTATCGAATAAGTCATCGAGTTTAAAGAGGCTTTGATTATACTCTGCCTGTTCTCCGTATGCAGAACGAAGCAATTTATTTTTGAATGTACTAAGTGATGCAAGGATTCTTGCTTTAAGATGTTCTTCAGTACATTCACCATAGTATTTGTTGAAAACAAATAACATCTTATCCCAGAAATAAGATTGGATAATATCCGGTGTAAGATTAAACCGTTTATAATCAATCTGTCTGGTAAGGTTTCTAATTACTGGCTTACAAACTTTATAAAGTCTGTTGAATGTAGCTTCATCGTATTCTTGCATAGGTTTTAATCGATGAAGCTCTGAACCGTTATTTCCTTTACTTTTTCCCATGTTTTTAAATATTCGTTATGCAAATATAAGTATTTTTTCTTATATAAAATAATAATATTAAATATTCGGGAGCTTAAGGTAGTGGATTAGTAGTTTCTAGATAGATGTCAACATACTTAGAACTATCTCGGTACTATCAAAATCTATTAGTTTATATAATATTGCAATATAGATATGAAGAAATTTAAAGACAACATCAAGTTCAGTTTTTCTCCTGAGTTTCAGTTCGAGATACTCAGGTTTGTTTTAAAAGATAAGGAAGGAGGATTAGTACTCAAAAGGATTAAATCCAATTACCTGGTTCTCATAGAACACTCCCTTATCTTCGAGGGTATATCAAAATATTTTAAGAAGCAAGGCAGAATGCCCTCCGAGAATATTCTAAAGGAAGTATTAAAAGAGTTACTAGAATCCAAAACCTATGTGGATTTGGTAACTAAAGATGATATACCCAATATCAATAAACTAATAAGTAATCTCTATCATATACCCCTATCGGATTCTGATTACATAAAAGAAAAGATATATCAGTTCTCTACTTATGTTGAGATGAAGAACTTAAATGATTCCTTCGATTTGGATAACTTCGAACAATATGAAGAATATTCAAGGAAGATTGAAAAGGTACTTCAGAAAAGTAAACCTAAGAAAGAGGATGAACCCTTATATATGATTCGAGATGTTACGGAGAGACAATTTAGAAGACAATCAGAACCTTCAGTTATACCTTGCCCATTTAGGCAGTTGAATGAACTAACTAATGCAGGAGGTTATCCAGAGCATTCCGTTAATGTAATACTCGATAAACCCAAGGCAAAGAAAACCTTCTTTATGGTAAACCTTGCAAGAGGTTATCTCAGAATGAAGAAGTCAGTATTATATATTGATACAGAAAATGGCCAAGAACAGATCATGGACCGTTTTATTCAATCCAGTATCAATAAAACTAAGAAGGAATTATACTCTGGTGAGTATGATAAACTTGAGGCAAAGCATTTAAGGAAACTTGCAAGGTTTGGAGTTGAATTAGTAGTTGAGCGTGTACCAGCAATGATTACTAATACCACTTATATAAGGGAAAAGATAATTCAACTTCGTAATCAAGGAATCGATATTAAAGTTCTTATGGTTGACTACGCTGGTAAACTTGCATCAATAGCGGGGGATAGGGAAGATTTTGAAAGAATATCTAATGTATATGTAGACCTTCAGAATCTGGCAGAGGAATTACATTTAGACATTATATGGACTGCTCATCACATTACTCGTGAAGGTAAAAAGCATAGGCTTACTAGATATGATGAGAATGATATCTCTGGTTCAATTGCCATTGTTCGTAATGCCCAGGTTATCATGGGTCTTAACTCTACTGAGCAAGAAGAGAAAGATAATATTCTTCGAGCTGAGATAGTAGTACAAAGGGATGGTCTTCCTTCCGGTAGAGCATTATTCAAATGCGATGTCGAAAGGCAAAGATGTACGGAATTTACAAGGGAACAACGTAAACAATATGATGAAGTGTATTCTGGAGTATTAGATTCTATGATGAAGAGTTCTAAAGATAATCCCTCTGCAAATAAAGAAAAGTATGAGAAGAAATCGGGTGATATCTAAAAGAAAGTTAATCTCTAATATAGTAGGGTGGCCAGATTATTATATTTCTAAGAGAAGTAGGTTATATAGATACTACCCTAAAAGAAAAGTATGGATGTTATTAAAAGGTACCCTCAATCGGGGTAGGATATACCATATATTAAGAGATAGTAATAAACATAAAAGGATTCAGGCTTCTAGATTGGTAGCCTTAGCTTGGGTACCTAATCCCGAAAATAAACCTCATGTATGTCATAAAGATAATAACCCTTGCAATAATATACATACCAATCTTTATTGGGGTACACAGAAAGAAAATATACAACAGTGTATCAGGGATAATAGATTTAGACCTCAAGGTAAAGTACCCATATCTAGAAAGGATATACTTAATCTTAATAAGGATTATTTAAACGGTGTTACTATAAAGGAACTAAAACAGAAATACAATATAACCCATATTCATAGATACGTTAAAGAAACTAAAAAGAGATATAGATTAGGACATGATAGGGTACGAGAGTTAATTAGGGATAAAGCCAAGGGTTACTCCAATAAAGAATTGGGAGAAAAGTATAAGCTAAGTAAAGCTAGTATTAGTCACTACTTAAATAGAAGTTTATGAAAATAACAAATCAGTTTAAATCTAGACTAAGGACATACTTTATTAAACGATTGGGAGGTTACGATTACCGGCATGGCTGGATGCGTATACCAACTTGCCCCTATTGTGGGAGAGAACATAAGTTGGGAGTTAACCTTTCTATGTATAGAACCAATTGTTTTAGATGTAATGCCCATCCTTCTCCTGCTCAACTAATAATGGATATAGAAGGATTTACTGAGTACCATGAACTAATTAATTTTTTGAACAATGGCCAATTTGATGAACTACAGTTTAAGGAAGAGAAAATCGAACTTGCCGAAAGTAAGCCAGTATATCTCCCTGAGGGATTTAGAAACATTTCGCTCGGGGATAGCCAACTTGCAAAAAGCATTCGGGGATATATCAAGAAACGCGGATTTAGCCTCGAGAAGTTTTCAAGATACGGTATCGGCTATGGAACAAGCGGCTCAACATATGGGTACCTTATCATCCCGTTTTATTATCGAGGACAACTTAGGTATTACAATGCTCGAAATGTTATCGGCAAAGGGCCCAGATATAATAACCCAGACAAAGACATCACCGGTTTGGGAAAACAATTTATCATCTTTAATCATGATGCGTTGGAGATGTATCGGTCGGTATTCATTTGCGAAGGGGCACTTAATGCTCTCACAATTGGGGATAGAGCAATTGCCACAATGGGCAAAGCTATTAGTCAGTACCAAGTCAATGAACTACTTAAATCCCAGTGCCAAAGATATATTATCCTTTTAGACCCCGATGCCAGGTCTTATGCTGTTAATCTCGCACTTAAATTAGTAGCTTATAAAAAAGTCAAGGTAGTATTTCTTCCAGAGGGTTTTGATGTAAATGATTTGGGAAAGAAACAAACACTTAAGCTAGTATATCAAACAAGGTACCAAAGTTATCAAGAATTGATATCAATCAGAAACTCATTGAAATAGGGAGTTCCTATTATATTATAAAATAATATATTTATGCGTGAACCATCTATCCATATAACTAAGTCTCAATTTGAGGAAATATTAAATACCTTAGAGGTAGATAACTTCCCAGTTGAGGCTTTTTTTGTTATTGCTCGAAAGGAGGCAATAAATCATAGAGCAGTCTTAGTTTCTAACAATAAGAATACTAAGAAAGTTTCTAACATTTTACTAGCATCCAAGGGAGATGCTGCCCTTGTTGCTGATATTTTATATGCAACTCGTATAAAGTTAAAGCATAGAGGGGTTCGTAAAATAAACGAAAGTAATTCTCGAGAATGGGCAAATTGTAAAAAGCTTGCAGAAGTATGTAATAACTTCTGTGAAGATTTTAAATTTGATACCCGGGAAGGTTTTATCAAATACATTGAGACTGGGTTAAAGAGAATGACTGATTATCGTAATGTTATGCAAAGGTTATTATCCATGCAGGAGAACATTACTAATCAGGTAGATGCTGAGATAGAATTACAACATTCAGATTTAGAACTTACTAAAGAGATACATGATTATTTCATAGGTAAGATTGCTAAGGCAACTGGTATATATGAGTCTTATGAAAATCAACCTGAGAAGTATGTACACTTTGCAAAGGTAGGTGAATTCCTAAAAGAGGAGGGCTGGAATTATAAGACCTTCATCGATGCTCAGTTTGAATCTCTTGCATGGTGCAATGGGTTACCGGATATTGCACAAATGTATACGGATAAAGCAATTGAAAGATACAATAAGTATTTATATAAATATAAGAATAAACAACTACTTGAAGGTGAACCAGAAGTTGAAGGTTCCCTTTGGGATAAAATAAGAAAATGATATGAAAGGTTTACAATTTTTCGGAAACAGAGTAGAGGATGCAGCTAATGCTTTTATAGATGTCCTCAAGTATTCAGACCAATCCGTGGATTATCCAGATTTTAAGGATATCGAACCATGGCCTGATGAGATAATTATTCAGAATGGGAATATGTGCGAACTTGACTTACCTCTTAAGTTCGCACAGAAACTTTATAATGAGTTTGCCATTCGACATCCGAATGCTTTCTACTTACGTACAAGGCAAAGAGGTATGCAGAATTGGGACGGTAAGATTCATTACATCACCAAGACTGGGCAATTTAAAATAGGTTTACTTCCCAAAGTATACGATATGTGTATTGAGATGGGGATTAAACCTAAAGTTGTAGATATGAGACAACCTTTACCTAAAGTCAGTAAAGTAGTTACGAATATAGGCAAATATAAATTAAGACCAGAGCAAGAGAAAGCTGTTAAGGCAGTTATCAATAATAAGATAGGGAATACACCTTTTCATATTGGCGTATTAGATTACACTGTTAATGCAGGTAAAACACTTATCATGTCGTCTTTATATTTATCCTATAAGAAGCAGTTAAAGACTTTGCTAATAACTAATGATTCGGATTGGTTAAATCAAGCTAGAGAAGAATTTAAGCAATATCTTCCCGGAGAGGATATCACTTTTGTTCAAGGTAAGGTTTTAAACTGGAGTAATTTCACCATAGGTATGGTTCAGTCTATTTCGAGGAATATGAGATTCTATCAAAAGGAATTATCTCAAATAGATATGGTACTTGTAGATGAGGCTGACCAAGGAGGTAGTAAGCAATATCAGAATGTAATCACCCGACTGTTTAATACCCGAATTCGTATAGGGTTATCTGGTACCATTTATATGAGTAAACTTGCTAAGGATAAGGTCAAGAACATGAACTTAGAATGTTTCTTTGGTAAAGTGATTGCCGAGTTTAAACTTAAGGATTCTATCAAAAAGGGTTACTCAACAAAAACCGTTGTAAAGATGGTACCCGGTAAACCTTGGTATGGTAATTGGGAATCTGATTGTATATCCTATAAGGAGATATATGATGATTCTATTACCGAAAATAATACCGCGTGGACCATGGCTTATAATCGATTACGATGGAATATTAATCAAGGTAGATATCCTGCTCTTGTAGTATGCAAGCATATTGCACATTGTGAAAATCTATATAAGTTCTTTAAAAAGAAACTGGGCGATGCCTATAATATTGCCTATGTGCATGTTAATACTCCTTCTAAGTTAAGACAACAAATAATGAAGGATTTTAGGGAAGGTAAAATAGATATCCTGGTATCAACTACAATCATTGCTCGAGGTAAAAACTTTCCTAAGCTTAGGTATTTACTTAATGCAGCAAGTATGGATAGTCAAGAAAAATCCATTCAGTTCCTGGGTCGTTTGGTAAGAACTGATAAATCGAAAAAGAAAGTATACCTTGATGACCTTCACTATCCCGGGAATTATTTAGATAGGCACGGTAAACATCGGAAGCAATATTATCAGAGACAAGAATTGAAAGTAATACTGTTAGATAAGCTATGGAAGAAACATCCTAACCATAGCCTTATTAAGAGTTAACTAGAAGTACTATGAGTATTTACTTTTTCTCCGTAGGAGGAAAAGAAGATTACAATTAATAAGCATATAGGCATTATGAATAATGATAAACTAATATGTATCAGAGATGAAGATGATACTAAACTAACTACTCTCTTATCAGAAGGTTGGAGGATAATCCAAATCTCTGCATCAGGTATTTATTGCTGGGTACTCTTAAGGAAAACCCAATAATACTAAAAAGAAAATCAAAGGCTTTCAGTGATGGAGAAATATATTTTAATTACAGCGGTTGTTATTATGATAATAATACTCGCTTTAGACTTCATACTTTCTAAGGATGGCTATCAATGCCATTCATGTAAGAAACGTTTTCATAAAGAGGATTTAGAAATCAAGGGATGGCATTTAAAAGAATGGGTCTGTCCCCATTGTAAACACCTTAATTACACTTATGATGAAGAAGATTAAAGAATGGTTTAAGTCGTTTAAGTCTCTCGTTGTTGGGGAGGTACCCAACCCTAAACATGTATTCAACTGTAGAGATTTGATATGGATATCAAGCTTGGAAACTTCTCAAAATACTCCCGAATGCTTTACTCATTATTTCTATCTGTACTGGAGTAATGATATGGTAGTCAAAGTATGTCAAGAGAGTCATGATAGAAATTCATACCAAGAATTATATAAACTCAGGGAACTATTTATAAATAACATGGGTTATTCCTATGTTCCCATAGAGGATAACAGTGAAATATACATTTTTATAAACGTAAAAAAGGACATATAATGGCTAAGTATCATTTATATATACGGGCAATCCCTGGATATTCAGATTATTATGCAACTGTAGATGGGGATATACTTAAGAAAAGAGGTAATTCTCTTTTTAAACTTACTCCTACCAAAGTTCATAATGGTTATTATACTGTTAAAATTATACACAGAGTTAAGGTTCATAGGTTAGTAGCTTTAACCTTTTTACCTAATCCCAATAATTATCCTATTGTAATGCACAAGGATAATAATCCAGAGAATAATAGGGTAGGTAATCTTAAGTGGGGAACCCAATCTCAAAACATGAAACAGATGGTTAATGATGGTAGACAAAGAAAATCTAAAATAATTAATTATAAATCTGAGGTATTAACCCTACATTCTCAGGGTTTTTCTATCCCTGAAATAATCAAGTCTGTGGGGATCAGTAAAACTTCAGTACATCGTATAATAAAAGGGAAGCTATGAGTAAGAAAAGTAAACCAAAAAAGTTACCCGATTTAAGTAAACAAGATATTTTAACACCAATAGATTTAACTCAGTTGGGTACTAATGGCGATGTTTGCTTTGGTATTGGGTATGATTTATCCACAAAAGAATGTAAACTATGCGGAGACTCAGAACTATGTGCGTTCAAGATGTCCCAGAACTTGAACATTACAAGGAAAGAATTAGAACAGAAGAATCAATACAAGGATTTGGATATACTAGAAGATACCGTTGGTATCAAGAAATACATCCGAGGCTTGATTCGGAAAGGGAAAGACAGAAAAGAAATTATCTCAAAGACAGTTGAGAAATTCGAAGTACCAAGAAAACGTATTAGAGAACTTTATAAAGAGTGTACTAAATAATGAAACCAATAGAGATGATATGGGCTATGTTCAAGGTATACCTTAACAACCCAAACTATTTTGTAAAGCAAGAAGATGTACTTGCTAATTTATGTATGGATGGTTCTACCGATGTAATCAGGATGTGTAATTCATTGGGAGTACATGTTTCTAGACCCGAGAAATTAACCTTTGGACAACTTTTACGTAAATGTAATATATTATGAACAGATTTAGATTTATCAAAGTAAGGGAGGTAGTATCTCCCAACAGAGCAAACCCAAATGATGCTGGGTTAGATTTTTATGTACCAACCAATTTATATCCTGAGGATATTCATGACAAGAACAAATTTGATTCAAATGGGTATATTTTAGATATCCCATTTAATGAAAATTTCGTAAGGCATATAGCTTTAAAACCAGGTCATCGTATACTTATCCCATCGGGTATCAAAGGTTTGCTAGAACCTCCTACATCTATGTTAATGGCAGCAAACAAATCTGGTATAGCTACTAAGAAAGGGTTAATCTTTACTGCCGAGATAGTGGATTCCCCTTATGTTGGAGAGATACATATTGGGATATATAACACTTCTCAAGAAATTCAGGTTATCGAGGCTGGTCAAAAGCTGGTACAATTTATTCATGTACCCATTCATATTACCGAGCCAGAGGAGATTCAGCAAGAGGAGTTTTATACTGAATCACAAATGTGGGGAAGCAGAGGAGATAAAGGATTTGGTTCATCTCAAAACATAAAATAGTGGACATAAGGAATATAAATGAACAAGTGCCTCAGGTAGAAGAAACTGAGGCACGGATACTACAAGAAATGTATGATCTTGGGATAGAACAATTCTTTGGGTATAAAGAGATAGAAAGGTTACCAGATTATCCTTTAGATATAAATAACCCAAAGAACCAAGTTATCCTAAAGGATTTTATTGGTAGGGTTATTGAGGAATTAACCGAAGGATTCGAATCTACCGATGAAGTAGTATCTATATATCGTGATTATGGATGGAATAATGATTGCTTAACCTCAGAAGAATACACTCAGGTATTAAATCATCTAGCAAATGCAAATGAGGAACAAGCAGATGCCTTGGGATTCTTCTTTACTTTGCTTTTGTATTCTAATATATTGCCAGAAGATATTCTGAAATACCAAGATGCCAAGAGTTTATTTGAGGTAATGGCAATTGGAGTCAAAGACCTACTCATCAAGTACCCAGATCATCGAGGTGTAAGGAAATACCCTATACTAAGTCCAACCGATTGGGCAAGAGAAGATAGGGCAGAATATGATAAGATAGTTTCTTATACCCCAGGTTTTCATGAAATGAGCGAGATATCTCATGAAAACGAGAAGCTATATTTATGGGAAGTAATATATGAACTCAATAAAGCAAGGAACTTCCTTAAGTGTAGACCCTGGAAACAAACTCAAGTGATGACTAAAGAAATAGATTTTCAGGAATCATTAGTAAAAGCTTTCTATCTCTATATGGGATTCTTAGCCATGAATGGGTTTACTCCTTGCGGATTATTTAGTTTATTCTTTAAAAAACAACGTCTCAATTTATGGAGACAAAATACTAATTATTAATGTCAGGGTGGAATAAGAAATTAGAGGGGCTTCAACTTAATACGGAGGAGTCCCTCCATTCGTTAGAATTTGCTACTTCACAAGAGGCATGGGAAAAACTCAATGAGGGATTCCTAAGATTAGAGCCTGCTTTATTTGGAAAGGGGGCTATGGCTAATAGTGGGGTAGCAGTAGTGTATAACGTATTTATAAAGATACGAAAAGCATGGGTAGACCCAGAATTTGATTATGGGCGATGTTTCAATTACAAAGAAACTAAGTGGACTAGCTTATTGAATAACTACATAGATTTTAATAAGCTTGACTTGTTGCGTAGTAAACTTAGAGTACTGAGAAATAAGTACAATCAGAATTACAATATAACCTATATGTTTAACAATCATCATGATAATGGTAAACAATGTCTAATAGCTGCGACTTTTTCAAAACGATTCGGGGAGGACATCCCAGTTATTACAATGGTAGTTCGGGCTTCGGAAATTACCAAGAGGTTAATATTCGATTTCCTATTAATTCAACGAATGTCAGAGTACGTATATGGGCCGGACCAGTCAGTACAAATCAACCTATTTGCGACTCAAATGTACGGAAATGTGGAGACACTTTTAATGTATCATACCCATAAACCTTTGAAGAAGGTACTTAAAGGAGCAGAGGAGAATTCATGGAATAAGAGGATAAAAGAGATATGGAAAAAATTCCAAAAGGGCACAGAGAAGGAATTCTCTTCATTCAAGGTATTCTTTAGAAGTTTTAAAGTGCTTCGACCAGATTTATATGAGGAAACATATAAATCAATGAAAGCAAAAGAATTACTTCTTGAGTATGAGGATATAGAATACCCGGAGAATGTAATCTCTTACTCTCAACGTAAAGCCTATAAAAAGAAACTTTTAAAACAAAAGAACAATGGAAGCTAAGGAATTTTTAAATCAGAAGCGTATAGGATTAGTAAACAAATTCTATTACCAAGTTTTTGAGATTAAAAAGAACGGGGGAGAACCAGATATACCCCTGTTATTAAAAGAGGTAGAGGATTTTGATGATTTTGTATATCGCTACTGGCATATGACCTGGGTTAGTTCTACAATGTCATACAATTAAATATTTATATTATATGAGGATATATTCTAACAGTTTTGAGTTAATGTCCGAAATGGGCAGAGAACTCAACAGTTATGGTCAAACTGTAAAACCAAAGACCTATCAAAATAAAGTGATTGAAGGTAATGAGGATTTTATTACAAAAGAACTCATTTGCCAACAATATTGTTTAACTTCACTTGGAGACCCAGTATGGTTATTCATATTCTCTCATTCAAAGGAATGGGCAGATGCCGAGTTTAAAGAAAGAATTGGTTGGTATGATTTAAATCCAGGTAAAGCTTGGGAATTGAGAAAAGATTTATGGGAACAGTTTTTGGTGAATGGTAAGTTTGATTACACCTACCCAGAGCGTATTTGGAACTCGTTAGACATTTATGGTAGTACTTCTTTTAACTGTGATTCAGCAATGCAATCAGTTATTGAACTTCTTAAGAGGGATAATGATACTCGTAAAGCAGTACTCCCTATATTCCATGGTACAGATTTAAGATTCCTTGATGGAAGTAAACGTATACCTTGCTCAATGTATTATGATTTCCTTATCCGTCAGAATGGTAAAGGAGAGAAGGTATTACATATTTGCTATCATCAAAGAAGTTCGGACTTTGTACAACATTTCGGTAATGATGTATATCTTGCATGGAGACTCATGCAATATGTAGCTAAAGAGGTAGGAGTAAAACCGGGTTATCTGTATCACACAATCGATTCTCTTCATGCTTATAAGAAAGATTGGACATCATTAGCATCTAATCTGGAAGACTTACAAGAGAAATACTAATAATGAGGGATGTATCTACTACGGGTGGGTATGTCCCTTTTTCTATTTTAAAATATGGAGACACGGTATACAATAATAAAAAACAAGAGAGAGCTTAAGAAACTTATTGCTTGTTGTAAAGCTACGGGTTATGCTTGCTGCGACTACGAAACAAATGCAGAACCTATATATAATAAGGGTTTTAAGCCAACTATACTCTCAGTATCCTGGATGCCAGGGTTTGGTGCTTCCATTCCTTTAGACCATTTCGAAACAAAAGATTATACATCTCCAGGGTGGAATTGGAAAAAGATGCTAAGGAAATTTGGGGAAGAGGTAATTGAGAATTATGAGATAACCAAGGTTGCATGGAACTGGAAATTTGATGACCAGATAAACCAAAAGTATCGAATATTCTATAGAGGTACTTGTTTAGATGGTATGCTTGCAAAATATCTACTAAACGAGGAAAAACCTAATGATTTAAAATCAATGGTAAGAAGGTATTTACCAGAGTATGGTAATTATGAGAAGCAAGATGCTTTCGATAAAATACCTTGGGATAAAAAAGAGTTAGACCCACTTTGCCATTATGGATGTCAAGATACGGATTATACTCTTAGGTTAATGATATTCTTTGAAAAGAAGCTGATTGACCTTGGTTTGTACAGTACCTTCAGGAATTTAATTATGTCTGCATCAAGGGTACTCACTTCAGTAGAGAAGAATGGTTTGTATCTAGATAGAGAGTTCAATAATCAACTACTGGAAACATATAAACCAAAAATAGATGCGGCTAGACAAGCTATATATGATTTGCCAAGAGTAAAGAAATTCGAAAAGAAGTATAATCAAGAAAAGATTGATAAATATATTCAATCTATCGAAGCTGAACTTGAGGAGCTAGATTATAATGATCCAAAAGATAAACGAAAGATTGTATCAAGGGAACAGAAAATCTCAAATATCAAGGCTGGTATATTCACAACTAAAAAGGAACAAGAATTGATAAGACCTATCAATTTGGGTAGTTCAGTTGATTTACCTGTATTGATGTATTCGGAAGAAGGTTTTCATTTTGAGGTAATTAAGAATAATGAATCCGGTAAACCAAGTACAGATGAAGAGACTCTTACTAATCTAAGGTTAACCGTTAAAAAACCAGATTCACCTAAGGCAATTTTCCTTGATAGGCTTCTTGAATTACGAGGTTTAGAGAAGATGTATAAAACCTATATAGAGGGTTGGAATGAAAAAGTTCAAGATGATGATAGATTACATGGAAGATTTCTTATTCATGGGACTACAAGTGGAAGATTATCCTCTGCAGAACCCAATGCTCAACAAATTCCCAAGACATCCGTAGACCCTAATATTAAATTACAATTAAAAGCTCCTAAAGGAACCTTATATATTGCTAGTGATTTTAGCCAGGCAGAATTAAGAATTATGGCTCATCTATCTGGAGATGAAACTTATCTTAATGCTTTTAACTCTGGTCAGGACCCTCACTTAGCAATTGCTGCTACTAAATATCATATACCCTATGAAGAAGCTCTTAAGATATATGAGGATGAAAATCATCCAGAACATAAGATATGGAAGGTGAGAAGAAAGCAAGCTAAACAAATTGCTTTTGGACTTATTTATGGAATTGGTGCAAAATTACTAGCAGTAAAACTATCTGACCCAAAATCTGGTATTATAGTTACACCAGAAGAAGCCCAAAAGGAAATGGACATATTCTTTGGTCAACACCCCAAGTTGAAGACCTTCTTGAAGAAACAAGAGAAATTCCTTAGAAAGAATGGGCATCTGGTATCATTATTTGGGAGGAAAAGAAGATTACCCCAAATATATTCAAATGATAAGGGAGAAGAAGCTTATGCTTTGAGATTAGCATTAAATTTCCCATGTCAATCAGCAGCATCTGATATGTGTTTATTTGGAAGTATTCTCATATACTACTTAATGAGACAAGGTAAATTACCCTCTACTAAGTCTGTATGTTTGGTACATGATGCTAATTATCAGATTACTAAACCAGAGAATATTAATATTTGGAGTATATATGAGATGTGGCAAATTTATAGGAACCCATTAACTAAGCCATACTTCGGCTTTCAGATAGATGATCTAGATATGGAAATGGACTTTGTCATAGGTAGATCGATGGCAGAAGAATTACCCTTTATCCCAGGTTATGATTATAGGAAAATGCTTGAACCCGAT